GATAGAATAATTACTTGCTATATTCAAGAATTTGATGTAAATACAGGAGCAGGAATATTAGCAGATTCTAATATTACTGTTACTGATATTATTAGTGATGAAGGAATAACTGATTTTTATGATAGAATTTAGATAATAAAAATAAAACAAAATGAATAAAATTGATTTTAAAATAACAAGTAATACTGATATAAAAACTTTAGATGGTATACAAAGTATACCAAATACTGTTTATAAAATCAAGCAAATAGTAGTAAGAAATAACTCTCTAATTATTGAAAGTGCTGGTTATCAATCAGAAGACACTATTACTACTTCTATACCACTTGAAGATGGTGATGGTTGTATTCAAAATATAAGTTTAAAAGAAGGTGTTCATCATTTAATTCCAAAGGTAATTAAGAATCTTGAATCTAAAGGATATACTGTTGATATTTCTTATATGATGAAAAATATAGAATGGCCAGCAGAAGAAAAATTGGTTGATTCTGTTTATGAGGATACTATTTATAAAAATAGACATGAAAGAGTGTTAATTCTGAAAGATAATTTATTAGATTTAATATTAGATTATCCTTCTTTAGTAACTTATATTAAGAATAACAATATACCTCTCATAAAGTATGGATTTGGAATTATTCTTTATTTTGAAGAAATTTATAATACCACAGAAGCTCCTCATAGAACTATTTTAGAGAATTATACACCAGTAAGTTGTTTTGAAATAAAAAAGTAAATGAGAATAAATAAAAGAAAGAACGGATATAAGATAAATATAATCGTATCAATGATTATATTTATCTTGTTTTCGGTATCAATGATTAGTAAAGAAATAATTATTTGTATAACTTCTTTTGATGTTATTATTGTTTTTTTATCGGTATTTTTAGTGTGTTTTAATATTTATAAAAATTTTGAATAATGCAAAGTATAGATAAGATAGTAATAAATGGATTTGCTGATTTTTTTCAACATGTAAATCCATTGTTTGTTGCAACATATTTAGTTTTAACGTGGTTAATAGTTACGTGGTTAAAAGCGGATAATGTTATGCAAGGTCAACAAACACGAATGAGAAAAAGATATATTGTTTTAATTGTGGCTATATTGTATGGTATTGCCTATTATATTTTTCAAGGAATATTTACCAAACATGAGATATTTAAAATGTTTGTAAGTATTTTATTTACTATATTTATAAATGAAATGTTTGGTATAAGTGATTTTTTTGACAGAATTTTTAAAATTACTCATAAAAAAAAATAAATGTTAGTAAATACCGGATTTAAAAATATTGGAGATAGTTTAACCATTGTTTTAGAAGCAATAGTTGATGCAATTTCGTTTCAAGATTTTGTCGATGTTACGGATGAGGTTGTAGATAGGTATTTTGATAAATATTTCCGGTTTTCACAAGATGATCAATTTACATATACGGATTGGATTGAATTAACACAATCTAATTTACAGGCACAAACTTTGAATTCATTGCGTATTATATGGATGGAAGTGAAATATATAAGACAGGGAAGTAATTCGACCGGAATATTAAATTGGAATTATTTTGAGTTACAAGTAAATGTGGATATTGATCAGGTTAAAACATTATATCCTATAATCTTTACAAATAGGAATCATATTTTTGGTCATATTGAAGTGAATGATGTCGATTGGCATACATACTGTATTAATTTGGCTAAAAAGTTATGGGCTGAAGGAATTTCTGCTAATTTTATTGATAGGACTAATGAATTTTGGTATTTTATAAAAACGATTGCATGTTATTTATCATTATATTATCGTTATGCAATAGAATATGAACGTATTTTAGATAATGTTGTATTATTAAGGGATTGGTTAAAACAACGTGGTTTATATTTTTGTGGTAAAGAGGATTTGACAGAATTAAGAAATATGGCTGCAAATTATTATGATAAGATACGAAAAAGAGGGACAATTGAGGCAAATGATGAAATTAAAAAGGTAATTTGTTATAATGAATGTGATGAATTTATTTTTAATTTGATAAATAATAATCATTCTGGATGGTTTGTTGATGTTACAAGTCCAAATTATTTAAGTTTGGAGGGTGTTACAGAAATAAATAAAATGCCAGGTATAAATGAATCAGTTGGAGAATTAGATGAATATGTTTTAGTCAATAGTTCATATATAGCATTAACAACCGATATTAATCCGGAGGGCGATATAAAAACAGTAATGAATATTACAAATGAATTACAAGATTGTGGTATTTATTATGACAAAATATTTGATATTGAGGATAATTTTATAATGAATGTTGATCCGGAATTGAATTATGAAATTTCATTCATGGTAAAACAAATCAATAATTTGACTGAAATAGATTTCGGAGTTGATGTATATGATTGTTCCGGTAATCATATAGATTGTATAGATTTAGTAACGGGAGGTAATAATAATAGTTTTATTGATTTTGCTACGTCAATTGATATATATCCTAAGAATGAATACGTAAAATTTAGAGGTATTTTATTTAATAAGGATGAATCATTAAGAAGTTTGGCGGATGCACAATTGAATATTGGAGTTGGAAATTATTTAAAGATGCCGGCAAATGCAGCATTTATTTATCCGAGAATTATATTTAAACCTGGTACCGTCAAAGATGTGAATATATATAATGTTCGGGTAGCATTGTTAGACCATAATATTCCTATGGCGAGTTATATTTCTTTAGCTAAATATGTTTTATCTTATATAAAAAATAATAGTGTATCAAATTCAGATATGACAGTTAAAAATATTATTGACAAATATTTAATACCTTTGAAGGCATATTTTGATTTAAATTTATTAAATTAAATGAAATGGATTTTATAAAAACAAATATTGATCAGTTTATTGGAGGAATTGAATTAAAACGAATTATCAGATCGCTTGGTGAAAGATATTCGCAATTGATTATACAATTTATAACGGATAATTATGGAATTGTAAAAAAAGATTCTGATAGTTCATTTGATAATTTAAAGGTGATTGCAGGTAGCAACGCAAATGATATTTCAATAAATTCCGGTTATGCTATAAATGATTCGGAAAAAATTATTCATATTGAGAATGATTTATTAGATTATTACCAAATTCCAAATACAGATACGTGGTATTATGTATATATTGAGTCCACAGAAACAAATGAAGAAGATGGAACAATTGATATTTCCGTTACTGGCCAAATAACAGGATTAAATACAGAATTTACAAAAGTTTTACGGGGTGGTTCAAATTTTAACATAAAAATTAAGTTTACTAATGCGGCATTAAATACAGATGAATATGAAGTTAATAGTGTTACAAGTGATATTGTTGCACAATTAGTTGGAACAAATTTTCAGGCAGAAACGGGTTTGAAATATAAAATAGTTGGAACATTTATGCAAGGTAAAATTATACCGGTATCAAAAAAGGATATTTTTCAATATGATAAATATACAATCATTATTAGTACAAATGATTCATTGGAGGTTTTAGGCAGTAAATTTTTGTTGGCACGTGTAAAATTAAATGGAACTGTTCGTACAATAGAAGATATGCGAACACAATTATATTATTTGAATGCAGATTCAAAAATTGGCGATAGAGAATATACGGAACAAAATTATATAACAAATTATCAAAGTATAACGGATTCGTTGGATGAATTGGATATTGCTATTAATGATATTGTGATAACATCTCCAAGTTTTGCAAATCAAACAGAGAATGAGCAGGGCGCAATTAGTGATAAAATTGTAAGTCCGTTAGGGAATCAATATCATTATGACTATCAATTGACTCAAAATAAAACATTGACCGGTAATAGGATATTTGAGGGAAAAACTTCTTTTGATAATTTCACGGAATATGTTTATTTGGATGGGGGTAATATAAGACCGGCTGATGGCAGTCCGACTGTGGGAAGTTCACCGGAAACAATGCCTATTTTGTTTTTTAAAGATAATATAAGAGATACGGATACAAGACGATTAATGTTTTTGATGCAAGCATCATGGGATGGGTGGAGGCATTTTTCATTCCTTAACATATATGGTATACAAACATCTACGATTAATCAATTTGATCAGGCAGGTATTGGATTTGATGGTATACGTTATTTACAATTTGTGGATAATAGTGGAATGGAAAGCGGAAAAATAGAAAGTGATGTAAATAATTTAGTCATAAAAGGATTAAAAAAAGACAATATTTCGTTTTCAATAGATGTAGCAAATGTTTCTAATGATGTTGAGGATATTCAATCGAGTACTGATTTTATTTTAACACGTTCGGGAGTTAATAGTATTTTATTGAAGGTTGTATTTATTGGTAAAATAAAATCTGGACGTGGTTCAAGTGTACGCATCAATATTGTATTAGATGAAAGTATAAATTATCAATACCAACAAACAATAGTTGGAACAGTTGTAGATGCCGGAACAGATCCGTCCACTTATAATTTTAAGGATTTTGTGGCGTGTGCGTTTACAATAAGATCAGGAGGTAATATTAGGGCACATAAATTAGATGGGGTTAATTTTGAGGATGGTAAATATTATAGATTTGAATTTTCAGGTATGGTATTATTGAATGGAGATAGTTATTCAGATATAACAGTATAAATTATGTTAAAAATATTATATAGTTCGGCATCTTTTGTAAGTTTTGATTATTTAAAACAGACTGCCAAGTCAATAGGTGGTTTACCTACTAATGTACAGGTTTCAAAAGGAATTAATCGTTTATTTGGAACGGTTGCGATGTCCGATTTATCTGGTGGGAGTGAAACGTATAGATGTGTATTTTTGAAAAATGATAGTGAATCGCAAGAAATTCAAAACTTAGAATTGTATGTAGATATATTATTAGATACGTTAGGCGAAGGATTTGATCCGCAAACATTAACTCCGGTCGATGGTGATAAATATATTGTTCCGGTAAATGCGATTAATGAATGGGAGGGATATGATGGTAAAATTGCAATGTGGAATGATATGGAAAGTGTATGGAAATTTACATTTGATAATTTTTTTAATTTTGAATTTGCAAAAGAAATACCGGCAGATATTACCGTAAATGATCAATTGTATGAACAATCACAAGTCCAAATTGTAAATGATATATATGATTCTCCTTATGGAATTGATTTTGTGCCGGCAAATACAGATGTTAATAAATTAAGTATAGGTAATATACAAGCCGGAAAACAAGTTGCCTTATGGATAAAACGTATTGTAGAAAAATATTTAGTTCAATTAATTGATTTTAATGTTGCGGGTATTAATATAGATGAGGGAGGAATTGTTTTAGGTAATGGACAAACAGTAGTTTTGAAATTTAGTTACATTCTAAAAACTTCATACCAATTTGTATTAGATGATAGTTATTCTGTTAATGTTTCTACTCCATTAGTGATAAATACCGAAATGAAAACAAATGAAATTGGAGAAGAGGGATATACTAATTTACGATGTAATGTATTATTCAAAAAAGATAATATTATTGTAGGTTCGGGTATTGATATGGATGTTGTATTTATGGGCGATACATACAATAATGTTCAAAGTTTAGAATATTTTGGATTAGTTGGAGGTTTTCTTGCAGGCATATCGTTTAATGAGTCCGCCAATATTACATTATCTTTTAATAGTGCTGGTGTATATGATATTGATATTGATATTGTGGATTTATTGAATGATGAAAATATTTTATATACCGGAAATATGCATGTAATAGTTAGTTGAAAATAATTAATATTTTATAATATTGTTTGTTATAAAAAAGGTTATCAAAATTTGATAACCTTTTTTTGTGTTAATGGTAAAAATAATTTTTATAAATTTAATATGGCATGGTAATATGATGTTTAATTTTAAATTAATAAAAATGAAATTTGAATTTGTAAAGGCTACGGAAATAACTGAAATAGCTATGACAAATCCTGAATATAAGAAAAATGGTTATTTAAGGGTATTTATTTGTCCGGATGTATTGGATATATGGTTATTAAGAATATTAAGAGGATATGGTATTAATGATTTAAAACAATAAATTATGTTTGATATACAAGAAAAAGAAGGATTAATTGTAGTTTCGGTAAAAGATGGCAAACAATTACTGAGATTACAAAGTGATGGTACGGTTGAAAAATCTGTATCTGTGGATGAGGTGAAAGATGAAATAAAAGAACATTTTAGGCAGGTTTTAATGATATCGCCTAAAATGTGGCAAGCCATTTTCACTTTGCGAGATATACGTGTAAATGAGAAACATGTAAAAAAATTGTTTACAATGGATTTGTCGCGAACAATTTTATCGGAATTGTTTGAATTGGAAAGGGCAGAGTATTTATGGATAAAATATTTGGCAAATGATAAAAATTTGATTGAATTTTTGATTCGGGAATTAGAGAAAGATGAATTGCAAATATTTTTACATTATTTGAATAAAGAAATGTAAAATAATACTATTTCCGAGTATTTGTATTGCGTATAACGCAAAGCACTGTAAAAAAGATAGATGTAAAATTTCAAATATCAAGGAATGTTGGCGATGATCAAAGAAATGAAATATTAAATCAGTTAAGGTTTTAAGTAAAGTGAAAATAAACATTGTATTATCAATGTTTTTTAAAAAAAACATTAAATTTGTTTATTTAAAATATAAATTAAGTTAATATGAGTTGTACGGCAATATTAGAAAAGTTTTCTATTCCAAAAAATTATACTGAGGATCAAAAAAAATGGATTACAAGAGCTATTATGGTAAAAACTGATCCGATAAAATATATGAAAAAAAAGAAAAAGCAAAGGCAGAAAAATGTAGTTAATAGTAATATTGCACCGGTCGAATGTGAAAAGGTTTTTGAAAAAGCAGTAAAGTATTTTGAAATGTATGATTTAAAACCGGTTTTAATCACAGCCAGCATGTCAGTAAAAATACAATTGGAAAAGTCAGTAAGAAATTTAATCACATATAGACTCCCACGAATAGTTAATAATAAAATTGTAGGTAATTTGTATTTTAATGTGGTTAAAAATGATAATGATATTGAAAAACTGAAAATTGATCAGTTTGACATAAAAAGGGATAATTATGGACAGTTTAAAATTAATCGGATAACATTAGAGGATGTTTTAGAAATAATGACTGAAGAAAAGATTAGATATTTAAAAATTATCGCTAAACGAATAGATAATGAATATAGATATAATCAAAATAAGAAAACATGAAAAAATATAATGCTCAAAGAATAATTGAAATGATTAGTGATAAAGATAAAAAGGATTGTGTTATATTAAATTATGAAAAAAATGATACAATAAAAACGTTCCAGAAAATAGCAATTATAAAAAATGGAATAGTAAAATCTTTAAAAAATGATAGAATCATAAAATTTTATAGACAAGATGATTTTATCAATTTAACCCACCTTTATAAATTTGAAAATACCCCAAAATTTATTTCTTGTAATGATTCTGAAATATTATATATACCAATATTAATAATGAAAAAATATATACAAGAAAACATATATTTTTCGGAATCTGTATTTGAATCGTATTTTAATGAAATAAATGATTTACAAAATAGAATACAGGTTTTATCTACCAATAATGCAAAAAAACGAATGGCCGAAACATTTGTATCTATGCAAGAAAAATATCCTAATAAAGATATACAGATGCCTATAAATGGGAATGATTGGGCGTGTTATATGGGTATGCGGACGGAAACATTTATTCGCAAATTGCAGGAGTTCAGAAATGATAATATTATTGAATGTGAAAAACAGCAAAAATCTAATAATTATGGAGTATATCGCATCCTGAATATTGAATTTTTAAAAAAATTTATTTTGATATGATAATTGTCATAAATATTATATATACAAAACATTAAATTTGTCGAAAAAATAATAAGATATGGATTATATAAATGATGCAAAGGTATATATTCCTTGCAAATACAAAGATGTTGAGCCGGGTGTGTATGATATAGTAACTATTGGGCATGTAACAGATATTGGATATAATGAAGTAGAAATATTGTATAATAATTCTATTATAGAAGTAAATATATTTATTTTTGATTGGAAAATAGACATTAAATTTCCGGTATTGGTTTATAATGGGTTTAATGGAATACCGAAAATGAAAGATACAATAATGAAAGATGAATTGTATTGCATTAATCCGAGCGAAATGACTGTTAAAGAATTTGTAGATTTTTGCGGATCGATTAAAAATGCTTATCAAAGAGCATATATAATGGAGTGGGCAATATCTTTTGAGAATGATAAAGTTAAGGAAAAGAGATTTATAAAGTCAATTGAGAAAAAAATAAAATAATGGCTATAAATATAGATCAAATAGAAGATTTGGATAAATTATCCATAAAAGAACTTACTCCTTTATTTGAATATTTTTTAAAATCGGAACAGTTTAAAAAATATTTAACTAAAGTTAAAAAAAAGATAGTTAGTATACCTGCCAAATCGCATCCATCACATACTCCATGCAAAGAATTTTTCCTGCAATTCTATAAAAACAATAAACCAAATGAATTTTATTGGACACCCAAAGAGGCGGCATCTTTAAATAAATTGTTACAAAAAATAGAATATTTACTAGGTGCAAAGAAAACCGAAAAAAAGGTATTAGAGGCTTTTAAAAGATTATTAATAAAAATACCGGATGTTGATCCTTTTGTTTATAGAGAATTAAGTATTTCTTTAATTAATTCAAGGTTTAATGAGATAATATCAAAAATTAGACAGCATGGAAATTATAAAATGGTCAAAGTTCGGCCAATGGATGGTGGCAAGGTGATATATATATCGTTAGATGATTATAAGGCAAAAAAACATTTTTATAAAATTGTTCCATGAAAAATATAAGATTGAAATGAGGCAAGGCAAATACGTTGCTGTTGCTTTTAGATGGATTCATAGCGTAGAAGAGTTAACTCAAATTTACGAGAGCATAACACGAAAGAAAATAGATGAGTCGATTTAACGCTTGCAGTTAGTTTGCATTGTTGGCGTTTTAATGCCGTCCAACGCCCTGTTATGTTTATATTTTTTTTATTCAATAGAAATATGAAAAAAGACTATATTACAAATCCTACATTATTTGGTAAACCTGAAATTATTGGTTTTGGCTCAATGGATTTTCATATAAAAGAAGTGGAAGAAAAAAAGCTAATCGGATAATCGTAAAAAATTATTATTCAAAAAAGTTTTATAATAAACTTGAATAAAAGATAAATAGATTAATTATAATTTTAAAGCTTATGTTTTTATTAAAAAGTATAATACAGATAATAAAAGATATTCCAAATGTGAATGATATGGCAAAGATGAAGGAATCTGATGTTTATAGTGCAATAAATAAGGCGGTTAATCTTTGTTTTGTTACTTTGAACAATAATATAAAAAAATTATGTGATGGAAAAGTAATTATAGGCCATTATGAAAGAATGTTTATGATTTGGGATCAGGCAGTTTATAAATTAAACAAAGATGGAATATATATAATTAAAAAAGATGGTTTGAAAGATTTTATTTTGCATGAAAAACCAACATTAAAGGCATTTTTTGATAATAAAAATTCAAAAGTTTAATTAATATGTCAAAAATTAGATAAAATTATAAAGAAAATTGGTCATGATTGAATAATTAATAAAATAGTATGATAAATAATAAAACTCTATTTGGATATGTTCAAATCCCATCAATCGCATATACCAATACAGAAATAATAAAAAATATTATGGTATTGCATGGTATTGATAGATTTGATTTGGATTGTACATATTCAATTGGTAATTTTTGGAAAAAATTGCCACAACCAAAATTTAAAAGTGATATTGAACCGCAAAGAGAAAATATAATTAAAGCAGATAGCAAAAACTTACCTTTTGAAAATATATCATTGAAAAGTATTATGTTTGACCCTCCTTTTATAATTGCAGGTACAACTTATATGCAAAATAAAAAAGGGAGTAGTATAATTGCTAAACGGTTTGGTGCATATAAAAATTTTGATGATTTAAGAAGTCATTATAAAGAATCATTGAAAGATATTTATAGGGTATTAAAAAACAATGGTATATTGGTGTTTAAATGCCAGGATATTGTTTCAAATAGTAGAAATTATTTCACACATTGTATAGTTATGAATATGGCCGTAGAAATTGGATTTTATCCTAAAGATTTATTCATTTTAATAACACGAAATAAAATAAATTCTTTTAATGGTGGAAGATGGAATAAACAATACCATGCAAGGAAATATCATAGTTATTTTTGGGTGTTACAAAAGACTAAATGTAAAGTAATATATTGAATTTATAATTTGAATTTAATGAAAAACAGGAATCTTGATCATAAAGACCATTGGGCTACTCCTCCGGTATTCAAAGATAAAATTTATAAACAGTATAATATTGATTTTGATCCGTGTCCATATATGCACGATTTAACAAAATGGAATGGATTATATATAGAGTGGTGCAATAGAAATTATATTAATCCTCCATATTCTCGAAAGTTAAAAGAGGCATTTATAATAAAGGCATTAAAAGAAAGTAAAAAAGGAAAATTATGTGTATTATTATTGCCGGTTTCAACCAGCACAAAAATTTTCCATGATATTATTTTATATAATGCAACAAAGATCGAATTTATCAAAGGCCGTATACCATTTATCGGAATTAATTCTAAAGGACAGTATGTAAATTGGCATTTATGGAATAAGCCTGTACCTAAAAATATGGAACAAATAAAAAATAGTGGTATGCACGATAGTATGATTGTTATATTTGGTAAAATATAAAATATAAAATGTATGAAAAAAGAAATTAATGGTTTTGAGATAGATAAATATAATGTTCATGGTTTTGATTTATCCAATAAAGAGGAGGGTAAAACAACGTCAATATGTGTTTTTTGTTCTAAAGATAGAAAACCACAAAATCAAAAGCAAAAATGTGTTGAAATTGATTTGAATATTGGATGGTTTACATGTCAGCATTGTGGCGAGTCTGGTCAATTGCATACATTTAAAAAAAAGAAAATAGATTCAAAAAGAAAAGTATTTAAAAAGCCGGAATGGAAAAATATAACGAATTTATCCGAGTCAGTTGTAAAATGGTTTGAAAATGAACGTAAAATATCACAAAATACATTAAAGAATGCAAGGGTGGGTAGTGGTATAAAAAAAATGCCGCCTGAATGGAATAAATCAAAAGTGATATGTTTCACATATTTCCGGTTCAATGAATTGATAAATATAAAATATCGTTCACGTTCTAAGGATTTTATGTTATATACCGGAGCGGAATTAATTTTATATGGCTATGATAATATAATTCAATCAACAGAATGTATTATTGTTGAGGGTGAAATTGATCAATTGACTTGGCTTGATGCCAGATATAATTATTGTGTATCTGTTCCAAATGGTGCTACTTTAAAACGTATAAATACTGAATATTTAGATAGTGCCATAGAAGATGGCATTTTTGAAAACAAAGAAAAAATATATATAGGAACGGATAATGATGAGGCCGGAATAATATTGAGGGATGAGCTTGTAAGAAGGTTAGGTGCGGAACGATGCTATAAATTGGATTTTGGAGATTATAAAGATTCTAATGCTTTATATGTAGATAGTTGTAATAAATACGGAAAGGAAAAAGCAAGAGAAATATTATTGGAGGTAAAAAATAATGCAAAAACTTTTCCTATACAGGGTGTAATTGAATTGTCAGACGTTGAGTCCGATTTGGACGTATTATATGAAGAAGGATTAAAAAAAGGCCTTAGTTTGCCATTTGAGGATTTATCCATAACGGTCGATTTGGGGAGGATTTTAACGATTACAGGCATACCCGGACATGGTAAAACCGCAGGGGTGCATCAAATTTTATCCTATTTTTCTACTGTTTATGATTATAAAGCTGGCATATTTACTCCAGAATCATATCCACCAAAATTGTTTTTTTCATTAGCTATTGAAATAATATGCGGTTGTAAATTTAATAGCAAATATTTAAAAAAACAGGATTATATACAAGCAAAAGACTTTATAAAATCATATTATAAGTTTATATATCCAGAATCATTTTATTTGGATGATATATTAGAATCTGCCAGACAGCTAGTATATAGAGTAGGTATTAAAATATTGGTGATAGATGCTTATAATAATGTTTTACACAAAATGCAAAAGTTTGAACGTGATGATTTATACGTTGAACGGTTTTATATTAAATTGCATGAATTTGCTAAAAGATATAATATTTTAATAATTCTTGTCGCTCATCCGGTTAAGATTGAAAGGAGAAAAGATGGTTCATTTAATATTCCTACTGCTTATGACATAAAAGGTGGTTCGGCTCATTATGAGAAAAATGATTTTATAATGTGTTTTTATCGGAATTATAAAGAGAAATTAACCGATGTAATAGTACAAAAAATAAAATTCAGACATCTTGGAGAGGTGTGTTCAAAAAGCTATAAATTCAATGGATATAATAGTAGGTTTTATTTATCTACAATGGATAAAGATAATAGTAATTGGATAAAAAATCCACCGATATTAGAAAGTGAAAACATGGAATTTGATGGACATTTAATTAATAATAATGATGGAGACATATTTGATAGAATGGAAGGAGATGAAGCTCCATTTTAAAAAAAATGATATTATGGAATTAACAAAACAAGATAAAATAAAAGCATTGAAATATTTCAAAGATATGGAGTATGACAAAAAAAAGTCATATAACGAATTATCAATGGTAGAAAAATTGAAGTGTGCGGCAAAATTAATGAATAGTTCTGTTTTTGTTAATACATTTAAAATACAGTTAGAAAAAGACTGTTTTGTGAAAAAAGAAAAGGATTATTGGACAGATGATTTATATTTATTTTTGCTTGATTTGAAATATGATAAGGATATTAATTTTAATTTGTTTTGCGATCATGATAAAGCATTGAATTATTTTAAGAAAATAGAAGCGAAAGATTTATTTTTCCCATATTTTAGAATTGAAGTAAAAGAAGGATTAATTCGGGGTGTTTGGTGTATAAGGGCAATAAAAAAGAAAATAAAAGGTGCTGATAAAATAGATAAACGAACATTAGAACAATTAGAAGATGAATTGTCCCAAAAAGCAATTGATATAAATATGGTTTATAATTATAAACAAATTAGATTAAAAAAATTAGCCAATTCATTTGTTTGTTATGATTATAATAAACAATTAAATAGTGGCATATATGAAAACATGTTAATACCGGAAGATCATGAAGTGGGTATGTGTTTTAAATATTTAGGGTATGTTCATACAGTTAAAGAATTAAAGACAAAAAAAGGAAATCCGTATCAAAGAATTGATGTAGAAGGGAAAACGGATAATCATAAGTTTATGATATGGGATAACATGGGTTTAAAGTTTAAGCCAAATACTGCATATATATTTTTTATGAAAATTATATCAAAAAAAAACAAAAGAACTGGTATTGCTGGTAAAGAATTGAAAATTGTCGATGCAAAAAGAATATTAAAAAACACAGAGGTATATTGATAATTGTCATAAAATATTATATTTAATTAATTTAATTTTGTAGTATAAAAAAAAGGAAATATGGATTTAAAAAGATGTTATATAGATGTTGAAACAACCGGTGTAAAGCATTGGAAAAATTGTGTCATACAATTAGCTGGCATTATTGAGATAAATAATAAAATTAAAGAAATATTTGAGTTTAAGCTTGCCCCTCATCCTAAAGCTAAAATTGAACCTTCCGCATTAGAAGTGAGTGGTTATACATTAGAACAAATAAAAAAATTTCCTGATAGATTTATTTCATTCAATCAATTTACCGACATATTAAATAAATATGTTGATAAGTATAATAAAAAAGATAAATTCTTTTTTGTTGGATATAATTCATCTTTTGATGTTAATTTCATACGGGGTTTATTTAAGCAATGTAATAATGATTATTATGGTGCATATTTTTGGTCAGGGAGTATTGATATAATGGCATTGAGTTTATATGGATTAGCGAATGAAAGATATAAAATGTCAAATTTTAAATTAATGACAGTTGCAAGGCAATTAGGGATTCAAATAGATGAATCAAAATTACATGATGCCTTATATGACATTCAAATTACACGAGATATATTTTTAATATTTGAACGATCTATAATTAAATAAAATTTATAAATTAAAATTTTAATACCATGAATAAAGAATCACGTAGAGAAAGAAGGCGTAAAAATTTATCAGGCCAAACTATTCCAACACTTGATATAATATCACGGTTTTCTGTAAAGGAAAATGGAGGAAAACCCAAATTCCGTTATTGGAATAGAGATAATGGCGATAAGGGGGAAGAGGTTTTTTTTAATAATCAAATTGAAGGAATATTAATAGGTGAGGCGATGCAATTTAGCGCTTATGATAATGAAAATGAAGTAATGTATAATAGTTCAATGTATTTACGGAAAAACAATAAAATTGCTTTATTTAAAAAAGGTAATAAGGTTGCAAGTGGTACATTGGAAAATTTGGAGAAATATCTTGTTAGTGAAGGGGTTTCACAAATAAAGAAAAGATGGATATATATAATTTTAACAAAAACCGGATTAATATCAGTTGAAACAAATGTATCTATTGCCATTGATCAAATAAAGCAAATTAAGAAAAATAATAAAGATGCTTTTATTGATAATTTCATTGTTTTAAAACCGGATGTATATGATCCTGATGATAAATATTTCTCACAGGGATTACATAAAAGAATGAAAATTACAAAGGCTAAGAAAAACTATCCATTTTTTGCACGTATTGAAGTTGGCGATGAAATTTCGGAAAATGATTTTGATGAGTATAATGAAGAGTTTTATGCGGAACAATTTACCGAATGGACGGATTTTATCATGGCCGATGGATATGAAAAGGTAGATAATGATGGTGAAACTTATAATGAAAATAGTAAGTCGAAAGATTCTTTTGTAGAAAATGGAGATGATATGGAATCAGACGAGACGGATGATTTGCCATTTTAATTTTATGCAAATATGGTAGAGGCAGTTGCAAGATTCATAAAATTATACTTTCAAGAGTTTAATGGTGGAAAAAATAGCAGAGTATTAATTCGGTTATATATAAAAGATTTGAAATCATTTATATTAACTAATAAATGCGATAATGAATGGATGGATGTGGATATGTATGTTTCTTTTAATTTGCGGTATCATATAAAATTGTTCAAGAAAAATGATCCGGTTAAAGTGCGATTTATGTTTAGTCATAAATATAAAGATTTTCAATTGTTGAATATTTCTATTTATAATTAAAATGATTAAAGAATATTTTGCAGTTAGAAATGAATCGGAAAAACGGAATTTATACAGATCATTGAAAAATACAGAATTTCCTTTTTGTGTTGTCATTCGGAATATAGAGAATGTACGATCAGTAAAAGAAAATTCTTATTTGTGGGGAGTTGTTTATGCTTATATTTCAGATTATACCGGACATACTATAGAATTTATTCATAAATTTTATAAAAAATTGTTTTTACAAAAACTTGAAGTATTGTCCGGTAAATTAGTTTTAACGAATGCAAGCACTAAAGATATAAGTACATATATGTTTAATTATTATATTGAACGTGTAAAAGCACATGCGTTATTGGAGTTGGATATATATATACCTGATCCAAATGAATTATTAAATGATAGTGAAACATTGAGCTTACAGTTAAAATATGAATAGAAACTAAAATTGATTAAAATGCAAAAAAAAGATTTTTATTTTAAGGGAGTTAAATTATTGCAAGAAAAAGGCAAATCGGTAGTATACTATGATGAACGGATTGTAATAAAAAATGAAAGTGGCGAGAATGAAGAGAAGTATATTTACACTACTTGTATGCCACCGTATTTCCCACACGATGATTTAAAAATGGAATTTAAACGATTAATTCCGTTGTATGCTAAAATGTGTAAAAGGCACGAATCTGAAGTAAGAGTTACATATTTAGGCATAGAGAAAAAGAAGGAAAATATGATTTATGTTTTACGTGGTGTGGTAAGAGAACCGGCTGGATACTATAATTCTTATAATCCGCATAAATTAAATGAAAAACTTAGAGAATATTATGATGAGAATAATATTTTACATAAGATTGCAGAAAAAATCATTAAGGAAACATTTGATTGGGTAACAGGCAAGAAAAATAGTAATTCAAATATTCAACGATTGTGGGAAGAAGAGGATTTAAAAATAGCTCATGAAGGTATTCCAATTGAAGGTATATCGGATATTTTAATGGAAGAAGATGTAAGTTTTGAAACTGAAACTCAAATTGAATCTGAACCTGAATCCGAATCCTAAATTGAAAAATAAAAAAACCGTCTTTATTTATAAAGACGGTTTTTAATGCTCTTTGAATTTGAACGATTAATACAATACAAAAATAATAAATAATTTTCAATAAAACAAAGTTTTAATTATGGAATTAATTCATGTATCAATTATCGTTTTAATTTTAGTTGTTATTAATATGATTGTATATAAATTATTGAAAACAACAAATAAAAAATGGAAAGATAAAAATTCGTGCGAAGTAAGTAAAATAAAAAGAGAATTTGGACATAACCATACAGCATATATGCCGGGTTATCATAGGATAGAAAGTATTTGTGTATATTTTAATTTTTTTGGATTTATATTATTTATCATTTTATTGATTTTACAGATTGTTAATTACATTATTTAGTTATAATTATGGACAAAGAAAAGATACAAAAACAGATTGACAAGAACAGGGCACTGATTGAGAAAGCTCTTGAAATGAACGATACCGAAATGATGTACTACATAGTGCGAAGATTAGCCAAAGACAATGAAAGATTAATAGAAAAGCTAAAGAAATAATTTTTTATTATTGGTAGCAGTTAGTATAACACACCGTTTTAATGTGTGTTATACATTGTTAGCTGACTGGTGCGGATAATTTAGTACAAATCTTAATAAATGAACGAATGATAGTAAAAGAAAAAATAGGGAGGGGGTTTTTATATTTTATGGACGTATTGGAGGGTTTAAAATTACTACTTGACAATAGCCAAGATTTAATAATAGTTGACCCACCTTATTACAAGACTGTAAATGAGAAATGGGATAAACAATGGAAGACCGAAAAAGAATATTTAGACTGGTGTAGATTATGGTTTGCTGAATGCGTAAGAGTACTGAAAGACACAGGTAGTTTTTATTGCTATGGAAACTTTGACATACTGAGCAAACAAAAAGTATTGATATTTGATGATGCGCTGAACTTTAGGCAAAACATTACATTAAACAAAGGATTGAAAAGTATTGCTGGAAGAACAAGCGACAAACTTAGAATGTTCCCGACTGCAAGTGAATACTTGGTGTTTTACACTAAACAAGAAATGTGGTTTGAAACACCCTTTTCAATTATTATGAAAAGACAAATGAAAGAAAAGGGATTAACTCAGATTGATATTTCTAAACTTATACTTTCACGAAATGGTAATTTAACTGGATGGGTGCATAATAAGATTAAGGGCATACAATTGCCAACAGCAGAGCAATGGAACAAAATATGCAATTTGTTTGAAATTAAAAATGAATATGATTTATTGTGTGAAAGCTACGAAGAACAAAGGTTTACTTTTAACCTACCAACAGGACAAACCGATGTTTGGGATTTTACGCCCGACAAAGTTAGATTTGGAAATAAGACACAGAAACCACAAGACATAAGTAGAAGAATTATAAAAGCAAGTAGTAACGAAGAACAAAGTGTATTGATACCATTTGCAGGGAGTGGAAGTGAATGTGAAGCTTGCGAAGTATTGGGTAGAAATTGGACTGCGTTTGAGAATGACCAATTTAGCATTGACATTATACACGAACGATTTAAAAACCTTAAAGCTTTTGAAAAAAGCAAAGAGCGTGGGCTTTTTTCTTTTACGGATGAACAGAACAAAGCTGATTAAATGCACCAACGTAGCACTTGCAGCTAATGAAAATACACTTGCATAGTTTGATTTTTTGTGTAGTGCAACGGAACAAAAAACAAATTATGTCAAGTGTAATGTTATGAGTATTTTTATTTATTTTTCCGTTGTGCCATATAATATCAAAATGAAAAATACAATAACGATAAATAATATAGAATTTGAAATAGGAACTATAAGTATAAATGAATTTGGCGGGCAAACAGTGTCCTCATTAATTGTTGGTGTTTATGCTGAAAACAAGGATCAGAATATATTTGTAAAACATAATGTATTCAACAGTACAATAAAAAACTTAGAATTATTGAAAGATATTTTAACCGTTTTAACTACAAAAAAATATGATTTTTAAAACAGGTTTTTCAAATAAATTAATGTCGAAAAAGAAAATATAAACTTTTAAATAAATAAAAATGGAAAGTATAAAAATAGAAATTGATAGAAAAAACATTCTTGATATTGTAAATAATAAAGTGTCGGAAAATATTTTATCTTATATGGACAAAAATATGGAAGATATTAATAAAAGTATTGAGAAATATTTTAAGTTATCTTTTTTTCAGGATAAAAAAACACAGTTTGAAAATGCACTCGATTGGACAATTGAAGATGCTTTTAGAGAAGGAATAAAGACAGCTATGGAGGATTTAAAATTCAAAGAACTTATTGCCGAAAAAGCAAAAGAAATTTTAACAAATGATGATTTTATTAAAGAATTAGCTGTTGCAAAAGTCAAAAGTTCGCTTGGTTTACATTAACCATAACGGCTACTTGTAAGAATAGTAGCAGAATTGAAACACGAATATTGAAATAATTACAAACTTAAATACAATGGTAGCAGCTAAAAAGACCCTATAACCTGCTATTATTTTTACAAATTGTTATAGGGCGTTTATTTTAAAAATTATGATTGCAAAAAAAAAAGGAATAGAAATATTTCACAAACATTGGGATGAAGGATTATCTGATAGACAAGCAAAGGAATGTGCCTTAATAAGTGTTGGTGAAATTATTAAAGAATATGACGAAGAAATATTGGAATCTAACGATGTATATCGACAGCAATATTGGATAGAAGTAAGGGATTATTTAAATGCCCTATAACGACAGGGGTTGGAGGCGGTTTTTTGCTTTGCAATTTTGCGAAGTGAAACGAGCAAATGTAAAGTTTAAAACTGACTTCCAAACCTCTGTTAGCAACACTTTTTTTTATCTTATCGAAATACAAACATTTTAAATATAAATATTATGAATACAGAATTGTACGATAAAGCATGGGAATTACTTGAAAGAAAAGGCTTAAAACTTGGCGAAAGAATAATGGTAAGAAGTTGTTTTGCAGGTGCTTACAAAAATGATTATCCTTTCATTGCCGCTAAACATAAAAAAGGCGAAGTTGAATATTATCATTCTCAAATAAAAGAAATAAACAATTTAATGTTTAAATCTAAAAATGAAGTAATAATGGCAAATGCTATTTATGAAAACACAAAAGAGAATTTCAATCAAAATGATTTTATTCAGCATTTAAAATTTACTTTTAGAATTTTGGGTGTTAGTAGCGACTGGTGTTAGTTGTTGCTAACGTAATTTGCTTTATTTCTGTTTTTGATGTATGAAAAAATTAAATTAAAGCAAATGATATGAGTATTTTTATTTATTTCATTTGCAAGTTTTAAAAATAAATAAATTTCGTAAATGGATATACCGGAAAAAATAAAGGCATCCGATTTTCAAGAAATGATTAGTAAGGGAATCATTAATGTAGATGGCAAAAGAATAACACAAACTAAATTATTGCCCGAATATGAAAAGTATATTGAAAAAGAAAATCAATGTAAACAATCAGAAACAAATAAATACTTATTGATTGAATTTGAGGTATATCTTGAAAAAAAATATGAATGGAAAAAAAAGAAAGGACAAACAGTTGAAGTATTATTTAACGTCTTAGGTAATACAAAAAGAAAATTTAGAGCAGATTATTACATTCCAGAAATAAAAACAATTATTGAAATAAATGGTGGAGAATTTGGTTACCCGGTTGTATGTAATAATTGCGGAAATCATGTTAAAAATAAAAAAGGGAAACAAGTATTTTCTCAAGGTGGACGGCATACCAGAGGTGGCGGAGGCTATGAGAATGATTTATATAAAATGAATTTGTCTCAAAAAATGAATTTAAAGTATTATCAATTTACATATAAGCAATTAAAACAACGAATTTATAAAAAATTTATATAATGATTAGTGATGAATATTTAGACAAATTTTTTAACAAGAAATGGCAAGAACAATCATAACTGATCCATTTTATACGCCTAAAGGTAAGGCACGGGAATATACAGGAAAAGATAATATAGGGCTAAATGTATATAAATATTGTCCAAATGGATGTATTTATTGCTATTGTCCTTTTATGTTGTGTAAAAAACCTATTGAATTTTATAATGAGCCGGATTATACCGATAATATAATCGCACGTGTAAAATTATATGCTTATAGATATGCCAGAAAAGAAGTATTTTTAAGTTTTATTGGCGATATTGGAATTATCGATAAAAATAATTATTTTGTGCAAATATTAGAAATATTTAAAAATCATAATATAAGACCAAGAATTTTAACGAAATCAAATATTCATAATTTATTACCATTGTTGAAAGAATGTAATGCTATATTAGGTTGTACAATTGTTACTATAAAAGAATCAATAAGGGAAAAAAATGAGCCATTTGCATCCACAATTTCAGAAAGATTACAATTATTGAATGAAGCGAAATGTAATGGCATAAAAACATGGATTAGCATTGAACCAATTATAGATGTTTATGAAATTTTAACAATTGTAAGATATACACAGAAATATATTGATTATTATTTTATCGGAAAAATGAATTATAATGATATTGGAAGTAATGAAACTAAATTAAAGGAAGTTTTGCCAATGGTATATGAATTTTTATCTATGGCAAAGATATCTTTTACTTTTGGAGAAGATACGAAATTATTAATAAATAAGTGTGGATATACCAAAGTTTAAATATAATGAAAAATTAATATGTGAATTGATTTTTTATAATCGTAGGAAATTTGGTTATATTACCAAATATACAGCATTAGTAATATGGCAAATGTGCCAGAAAATTATTCAAAGGGGTGTATATTTGTATAAAAAAAATGAATACAAGCATAAAACGAAATCAATATTTACCGAAGATGATATAAAAATTGATTTATATGAGTCAGTATTTTGTAATGTATTAATAAAATTTGATAAGAATAAAGGAACTTTTAGATATTTGTTAAATAAGTCTATAAATTACAGAATACTTCGCTTAAAAGAATTAAATAGGGTAAAAAATAATATATCCGTAAAATTAAATGGACAGGATGAAACAAAAGGTAATGAAAGTATATTAAACGAAGATTATAGAGTTTTATCCGGAACTGATTTTAATAGGGATTTAATAATATTTGGTTTAAAGAATTATGGTTTTACGGATAATGAGATTAATGTGATAAATGATATTATAGATGGGTATAAAACAAGTAAAGAAGACAATATAAATGATGATATTTGTATACGAAATAATATTAGTTATTTTGAATACCAACAAATTAAAAAAAAATTTAAAAAAATTATACATAACTTAATTTAAAGAAAAATGGATAAAGAATCAATACGTAAAGAATTAGAGAAAAAAATATATTTTCATAAACAGTTTAATATGGTTTCCATGAAAGCATATTCTTTAAATGGAAATTTGTCAAAAGAATATGAATATTTATGCGAAATCTATGCCGATACTGACAAGTATTATATTGGTAATTGGTATAAAGAACCAGAAATATCTGTTTTGTTTCCTAAAAAAGTTACTTATCCGGTAACTGAAATGTTTAAATATAAAGTAAAAAAAGCAATTAAAAAAAATGATATTAATTATATAAATTTGGTGGGAATAGAATATAAACCCATGCCGGAAATAGAGGTAATTTATAAAAAATTAATTGGTCTAAAAGCAGCCGATCAAAAAGATGTACTTAGTTTATCATTTGAAAAATCAAATGAATATTTTAAGTATGTATATCGACAAAAGAATAACATTGATTTATTATGGGTATTGAATAACTGGGAGCAAAAAATATCGTGGCGATTATTGGACGTAAATTCATTATTATTTGGACAATATTTAAAGGATTGTATAGATAGAGAAAAAATAGATATAAGAACTAATACAATAAAACAGATGCATGTTGAACGAAATAAAATAATATTATTATTAAAAGAAAATATCCATGATAAGCAAACAGCAAATAATTAAGATTATTCCAAAATGTTTTTCATTGATTATAGTATCAATGTTATCAGCAAATAAAGATAAAGAATATTGGATTGGAACATTAATAGCTAAAACAGATTATACTGATTTTTATCAAGTAGATGGTATTGATATTTCGGATATTGTATATAGTTCATTGAGTCATGTAGAACAGGAGGCCAGAATATTAAAATTATTGACAGAAGAGGAGTATTTAAGTGTTAAAATTTATGGTTATGTGCAATTGCAAGAGTATTAATAAATTTAAAGTTGGACAAAAAGTGATAGCTAAAAAATTAGCTTGGTCGGGAGATGGCAATCAAACACCATTTCATAAAATTGATGTTGAGGGTGAAATAACATCAATAAAAGGAATATCGGATAAACATAATAGTATGTATAAATATGAATTTACTTGGCATAAAGGACGGATGTATACAAATGGAAATCCACATAATTCGGGTGAAATTACAGGCAAATTAATTCCGGCAAATAATAAATAGTAATAAATTAATAGGGAGAATTGAAAATGAGAATTAAGATTAATTTTAAAATAATTCAAGCAGGAAAAAATGAGGTGGGTTCTGTTGAATTAGATTTAAGCAATTATGCAATTACTAAAAAAGAATGGAATATGATACGTGAAGATCAAAAAAAGAAATTACTTGAGGATTATATAGTGCTATGTTATGATACGATAGATTATGATTCAATAGATAATATCAATTATTATGAAATTAAATAAAAAAATATGGATATATGTATTGATTTTGATGGAACATGTGTATCACATGAATTTCCAAAAGTAGGTAAGGATATTGGAGCAGTTCCGGTATTGAAAAAATTACTTAAAAATGGACATAGATTAATTCTATATACCATGCGAAGTAATATTAGTAAAGTTAAGACAATAGATAATAATATTTGTGATAAGCCAGATAATTATTTAACTGATGCTGTAATGTGGTTTTGTGAAAATAAAATTGAATTGTATGGAATAAATAAAAATCCTACTCAACATGGATGGACTAATAGCCCAAAGGTATATGGGCAATTATATATTGATGATTCAGGGTTAGGTATTCCATTAACATATAATTCTGAAATTTCATTAAAACCGTATGTTAATTGGAAAATTGTTGAAAAAATGCTAATAAATAAAGGTTTAATAAAATAATATTAATTTGTGAAAGATAAAAGAAATAAATTAGATAAATTTTATACTCCTAAAATAGTAGCTAAAAAATGTATTGATTTGACTTATGCAATATTTAATAATTTTTCTGAAATTATTGAACCATCGGCAGGGAATGGAAGTTTTAGTTTACAAATAAAAGATTGTATAGCTTATGATATTGATCCAGATCATGAAACAATTATAAAGCAGGATTTTTTAAAATTAAATTTATTATATAAAAAGGATAGGCTTGTAATTGGAAATCCTCCATTTGGAGAAAGAAGTAATTTAACACGAACGTTTTATAAAAAATGTATTCATATATGCGATTATATTGGTTTTATATTATCTATTGGATTTTTAAATAATATAGATAGTTTATATGAATTTGATTTAATTAAAAGTATTGATTTGGGTATTTTGAGTTATTCAAATATAAAAGTTCATTGTTGTTTTAATTTATATAAAAGGCCAAAACAATTAAATAGAAAACCTGTTTATGACAAAAAAGTTATTATATATGATGAAAGGCAAAAAAATTATGCGAATGTAAATTATGATTTTGCTATTTATAGGCGTGGTAGTAGTGTTGGTAAATTAAGAAATAAAAATTTACATACACAAACTTATAAAATTTATGTCAAAAATCGTTCGGAAGTGGAAAATATTAAAAATAAAATTTTATCTACTGATTGGTTAAATTATAGGCTTTTCCCTTCTATTCCTTATATTACAAAAAATGATATATATAAAATGTTAAATAAAAATTAAATGAAAATTATGAAAAACTTATTTAAAAGAAAAAGAACGTGTGAAAGCTTAGACAGAAAGCATAAAGCATATTTTATTAATATGGCATTGCAAAATATGGGATTAATGGAACGTATGGATTCTGTATTTAGGAATTTAGATAAAATGGCCGGACAGTTTAGAAAAAATAATATGAGCCGGGATAAATTACAAAAAGTATTAATAGAGTATGTAAAAAAAATCGATCCTATATTAAATGAATTTGATGCAATTAAAAAAGAAACTCCTAATTTATTGTTAATTACTCTTAGCTTAATGGATTCAAAATTCATTAAAAATAATGTAGTACATGAAAATCCTAAAACGGATAGACAGAATTATGAAAATTTTGAAGCAATAAGAAATTTTGCCTTACAATATGTAGAAGAAAATATGCCTAAAACTCTAAAATTGAAAAAAGTTTAAAATTGATCAAATCAAATTAAGTATATATATTTTTCCGATCAATCGGTATTTTATGTATAGTTTATATTAAAGCAGATTTTATAATATTTTTTTGTACAAAGAATTATACAAATATAGAATCAAAGAGTATTTTCCATAACATTATTTTTTTTATTTTCGTTAAATGTAATGTAATTAGGCTTTTAATCAATATGTCTTTGATCAATATTTGATTTTTCTTTGTACAAAAAAGTATGGTATATGTTTGTAAGTTAGAATTTTATAAATTTAATTTGGTGATAATTTTGGGCAATAATGGATATGTGGTTTAACTAAAAGTTATTAAAAATGTCAAGATGTAAAGAAGAGGCAAAACAATATGCAAAGGAGTTGTATATGACATTAGATGAGTATGGAAATCCCGCATATACGCAAACAGATATAATAAAACGTGTACAAAAAAAGTTCGGTAGAAAGAAAGGAATTACACGAGGAACATTGGTAGGATTGATCAGGAGTGAGGACTGGCAATTGAAATTAAATAATTTACGGGCTGCCATTCAATTAAAAGGTTTTGCTTCTTTTGAAAAGATTGTAGATAGTGATGGTTGCGAGATAGATGACGCTTTATTATTATCAAAATTAGATTCTGAATTAAAGGTAGCAAATGGAGAAAGTTTTAATGAGATTGTAAAAGAGATTATACAAAATAGGAGTAATTTAGTTGTTAATGCCGGTATGATAGCTACTGAAATGAGTCATGTGGGAATGATTATAATACGTGTTCAGTTAGTCCGGTTTTTACAAGAATTACAAAAAAAACCTATTGAGGAGGTTGATCCAAATAAATTCTTTAAAATACCGGATGCAATTAATATGATTGGTCAGTTGAATAATTTTGTAACTAAAATTAATCAAATTAATGTAAATCAAACTAATTTGCAAATATTACCATCCGAGCAAAGAGAACAATTATTGGATATGATTAAAGGATTTGATATATGATAGATAAAGACAGCATATTAACACAAATAGCAAATGATATTCATAAAAAACAAATTGAAAAAGGATTTTGGGACGAACCAAAAACATTTGAATTTTTAATAATGTGTTGTATTATAGAATTGTCTAAATTATCAGAATCGCATTATGAACAAAAATATGTAAATGATTTTAGCAATAAAAAAGATGAATATAAAAACCAAGAATGGTTCAAAGAAAAAATAAAAAATAGTTTTGAAAGCAGGATAGCTAAATTGTTTATAAGGTTATTTGACATTTGTGGTTTTTTAGGAATAGATATAGATTTTTATATTGAGTTGGAAATATTTAAAAAATGATATTAAGAAAAAATTGGAAATAAACGAAAATTGATGCTTATTCGGAGTTTAATAACCCTGTTATAATTGAAGAAGTAAAAAAAGGGAAAGATTAAATGTAATTATTGTAGAAGAACGGGTAAACATCAAAAATCGTAGAGTAGAAATATTAATTAGAAATTATAATAATAAATTAACTTTATTTGATCAAAAATTTAATGGAAATAAATAAATCAAATATATCACAAATAAAAGATGTTGAATTATTAAGATTATTAAAGGGTGAGGTTTCTAAAAGTTTATATGTGTTTGTACAATTTGTTTTCCGGATATTACTTCCAAATGAGAAATTTCAAACAAACTGGCATATAAAATATATTTGTGATATTTTGCAAAAAGAAACTGAGCGAATTGTACAGCAAAAACCAAAAGATAAAAATATACTTATTAATGTGCCCCCACGTAGTTTGAAATCAATTATATGTAATGTAGCATGGCCAGCATGGAGTTGGATAAAATCACCTTCGTTAAAATGGATTAGCTCATCTTGCCGTAAAGATTTATCCTTAAAAATGAATGTAGATTGTAGAAAAGTAATAGAAAGTACATTATATAGAACATTGTTTCCGGATTTAATGATTGCACACGGCCAAAACCAAAAATCAAGATTTGAAAATTTATATGGAGGCAGTAAATTAGCATGTTCAACGGAATCCGGTGTTGTAGGTGAAGGTGCTGATATTATAATTTTTGATGATCCATTAGAACCAAAAAAACGAAGATCAGATTTGGAACGTGAAAAAGCAATTGAACATGTAAAGCAATTGTCAACACGTTTAAATGATTCAAAAGTTGGATTAATAGCCGGTATAATGCAGCGATTACATGAAACTGACCCATCCGGTTATTTGTTGAAAAATAAAAGTGATTCATGGTTTCATATATGTATACCGGCTGTTCTGACAAGTAAAGTAAAGCCTAAAGAATTAGAAAAAAAATATATAGATAAATTATTTTTTCCGGATAGGTTTCCGGAGCTTGTATTGAAAGAAAAGGAATATGATTTGGGAGTGGTAGATTATGAAGGACAATTTTTGCAAAACCCATCTCCGGTTGCTGGTAATATAATAAAACGTGAATGGTTTCCTTTTATATCGTATGAGAAATTCACTGTATTATTAAAAAAAGCAAAAAATGCACAAAAGATATATATTACTGATAGTGCTTTAACAGAAGAAAAAGAAAATGATGCAACTGGAACAATAGGAGGAGTATTAATAAATGGATATTGTTATATATTTTGTGCCGAAAAAGTTAGATTAGAATTTCCTGAATTAATAGAATACATTCCGCTTTTTCTTGAAAGAAATGAATATGATTATAAAAGTATTTTACAAATAGAACCTAAAGTAAATGGCCATTCTATTGTCCAACAATTAAAAAAAGATACAACTATTAATGTAATGAAGTTAAAAGCTCCTACCGATTCAAAAGAAGAACGGTTGCAAACAAGGAGTTATGTGATTAAAACAGGGCGAGTTATTATAGTAACGGGCGTGTGGAATGAAGAATTTATAGATGATATTGTAGGTTTCCCATATAGGGATGATAAAGAATTTGTAGATTGTTTATGTTATTTAATAGATGCTTGTTTTGATGAATCATTGAAAAAAATATTTACGTATGATACATTAATTATATCATTATTTGGAATGGATAATGATATATTTTATAATATTATAAAAGATTGTCCGAGATGGGATAGTTTTGAGTATATCATAATGTCAATTTATGAAGGTTATGATGGTTCAGATTATAATATTATATCTGTATTTGGAATTGATAAAGATAATACGTTTTATTTAATAGCATTTAAACGTATTAAATGTAATCCATTAGAATTTTCAAAAAGAATTATGGCATTATATACCAATTTTCAACCAAATTATGTAATTACATTAAATAACAGTTTAATGCAAATACAAGATTATTTTAAAAACCAAGAAATTCGTATAATATCTGAGAAAGAAAGTAGATATAAATTATCATTAATTGAAAGTTTAGATGTAATTGCTGTTTGGTGGAAACAAGGCCGGATAAAATTACCGAATGGTAGTAAATATGCACGGGAACAAAGTGAAATTATAATGCAAGAATTTAATCAATTAAATTATATTGATATAAAAGATAAAAAACTGTTTATAAAGAAGGGTATTATAAACACATTCTGGCTTGCATTTAAAGGTTTATATATAGTTAATAATGACATACAATTTTAAACAGTAATATTTTTTATAAATTTGTAGCGATTAGATAAAAAAACAAATTAAATCCAATGAAAAAAAAAAGAATATACTAAAACGATTTGTGAGTCTTTTCAAAAAATCAAATAAGTTTTATACTCCTACGTATACACCCACATTAAAAAAAACAATTATTACACCGGAACAGCGAATAGTTGAAGAGGAGATGGTATTACAAAAAGCAATTAATAGCCAAAATCCTGAATTAATTGCAAAAGCATTACAAAATATAGAAAATAATTCCAATTTACAAGTAGAATCTAAAGGTAAAAAAATCAATCCTTTAGATTTTATTACTTTTTCCGGCTATAAAGAAAAATGGCAAGAACCATCATGGGAATTATTAGATGTAATGGGCAGACAAGAAAATGTTAATGCCATTAAAAAAGTAAGGAAAAATCAAACAATTCCTTTTACTCAAAGACAAAAGGATAAATTCAGTATTGGCTACACAATTAATAAAAAAGATAATTCAAAAATTACAAAAGTAGAAGAAAAACAAATTGAACAATTATATAATTTCTTTGACAATTGTGGTTTTAATGAATATTCTGTATTGATTGGAAGTAAATTGGTTAAGAAAAAAAGAAGAGCTAAATTTTCAGATTGGATGAAAACAATGGTAGATAATAGTTACACTTATGATCATGCTCCCTATGAAATTGTTTTAAATAGTTTAGGTGAACCGATTTATTTTACAACTCTTGATGCAAAAACTATTAGACAAGCGGATTCTTATTTTGAAGAAATTTATTCAGGTTCAAGGGAACAGAAAAATGGAGAATATCCTAAATGGATTCAAATTATTAATGATGTTGAAGTATCGGCTTTTTATGAGGATGAAATAGATGTTGTTATCCGAAATCCACAAGAAAACATATATAATTATGGATATGGCCGATCTGAATTGGAGGATTTAATTAAGGTAGTTACTAATTTGATAAATGCTTATAAACATAATTCACGGGCTTTTTCTGAAATATTAGCTGACAGAATAATTAACATAAAAGGCAATACCACTACTCCCCGTTTAAATGAATTTAGACAATTAGTTAGAGCTACTTTAATGGGTACAAATAATTCTCATGGCAATTTAATTACTGCAAGCGAGAAAGGAATGGAAATAATTAAATTGAATGAGAATAATAAAGATATGGAATATAGTCAATGGATTCGGATATTAGTATCTTTATTGTGTTCATTATATACCATTGCGCCTGAAGAGATAAATTTTGAATCCGTAAAAAGTGCCGCCGCCCCGTTAAATGAAAAAAATAATGAAAAATTATTAAAATATTCTAAAGATTTAGGTTTACGCCCCATTCTTAAAACATTAGAAGATAGTTTAAATAATAAAATAACATGTAAATTTTTTGATAGCAAATATCAATTAAATTTTGTTGGATTGGATGCGGATTCACCGGAACAATACTTGCAAAATCAAAAATTAAAATTAGAAACTACCTATACAATTAATGAAATAAGGGCTGAGGATAATAGACCACCGATTGAGGGCGGAGATATTATATTAAGTCAAGTATTTACAGGTTATTTACAAGGATTACAACAATCACAACAAAATGACAATCAAGACCAGCAAAATAAAGAAGGTGAAGAACAATTGAAGGAACAAAATATAGAAACAGAACAGCAAGAAAAAGCATATAAAGCATTTAATACCGAAAATATATATCAAAATCTAATTGTTAATTATTTGAATAAAATTGAAGAAAATAATGTGTGAAATTTGTAAAGCATATAAGGATTTTGAACATTCTATTAAAATACATAATGCAAATAAGCAAAAGGAACATTTATATCAAAGCGAATTTCCGGTTGTTAATGAATATGAACGTAAATTTAAAAATTATTTCGCAAATTTAGCCGGCAAAATAATGGATGATTTGGTTAAAGAAGCATTCAAAATAATAAAGGAAAAGAGTAAAATAAAAAAAGCATTGGTAATGGATATAAACGAAATTGACAGATTAAGACAAATAATAGATAAAAATGTATTGTCTTTTATATCCCAAAATTTTGGGGTAGAACAATTAACTGATAGTGAAAAAGAATTTTTGTTAAAACATAACATTAATCCCTATGAATTATCAAAAGAACAATTATCTATTATTGATATTGCTTTTAAACACGGGATGTATCTACAAGATGCCGGCAGAGATAATGCAAAAAAAATTAACTTACATACATTTGAACAAAAATTGAAAAGCAATAAATTCTTACCTTTAAGTGAAAAAGAAAAAGCGGCATTAAATTCTGTTAAATTAGAGAGTGCAAAACATATTAAAGGTTTAGGAAATAGATGGAATGATCAAACTCAATCTATATTAATTGAGGCGGATAAAAAGAAACGTAAAGAATTAGAACGTGTTATTACTGATAAAACAAAAGAGGCAATTGTTAACAGATCGACTGTACAGGAATTTGCAAGCGATTTGGGACATGCAACTGGTCAATGGAGCAGGGATTTAATCCGAAATTCTCAATATATATTGCATGATGCACATGAACAGGGTTCGGCACATGAGGCCGAAAGACTAAATGGAGGTGATGCTAAAGTATATAAAAGAGTATATACAGGTGCATGTAAACATTGTGAACGATTATTCCTTACGAATGGAATAGGTAGTAAGCCAATTGTATTTACATTATCTAAATTGAGAGATAATGGTAGTAATATAGGGAAAAAAGTAGACCAATGGCAGGCAACTATTTCTCCGGTACATCCTTATTGTCGTTGTGAATTGGTAGTATTAGAAGATTGGGAAATATGGGATGAAGAAAAAGGCAAATTTGTTACTAAGAAAAAATCTAAAGATGAATTGGAACAAAAAAAGCAAGAAATAAGAAGGAAAATACTTGAAAAAAGAAAAAAAGAGAGATTAAATGTGTAAAATAGTATATTATATTTTACGAAATTAATATAGATATAAATTTAAAACTAAACTATATTAATTATGAAAACTAAAGCGATTTGTTATCGCCCAAATGATAAAGACAATTTATTAAATGTTCCAAATTCATTAAATTTAGGACAAATAGAAGTAAATAATAAGGAAATAAGGATTGAAACATTTGACAATAAAGTCGTGGGATTTGCTTATGTATTTAAACACAAAGATCAATTAACAACTGTAATTGAATATAAAGATGATATTGAATTAAATGAATATGATATAATTTTAGATTTTGAAATAAAGGATAGAAAGTATATTTCTAAAAAAATATATTTGACTCATAAGAAATTTTACAATATGACATTATGAATAGAATTTATATAACAAAAGGCAGAAAACCATCGCCGGAAGGAACTATTAGTGGCAATTTTAAAAAAGTTAAAGGTAAATGGATTCGTATATCAGGCGGAAATGGAAAAAGTAAAAGCACAAAGAAAAAAGAAAACCGGCCTAAAAAAAATGAATTATTAGAACTTCATAAGGATAAACCGGAATTGGTTAGTATAATGAAATTGCCAAAAACGGAATGGGAACAAATAGAAAAAAAGGATGATATTACAAATAAAACAAGAAAGGTTTGGATATTAAAAAATAAAAGTATTCAAAATGAAATCATAGATAAATATTATCCGATTTTTTTACATAAATCGGATAATATTGCCGGTGAAATTGGATTATCTAATGAAGATGTAATAGAGCTAAAAGCAGTCGCAATGTCATTATTAATTAATGGTATTGGAACGTATGGTAAAACACATGATCCTGATAACCCTAAAGATATATTAAGACATATTCATCAACAATTATTGCCTATTCGTTATGAGGCTACAAAATTAAAAAATGGTGATATAACCTTACCACAAAATATAATCCGATATACAAATAAATATAAAAAAGCAGTAGAAAAAGCTAATAGTACAGACCCACAAGAAGTATATAAACAAATAAATTGGACGATAGGCGATATACATCCGGATTTAAAAAGTTATGATATTGGTGCAATGAAAGTACCATATAAAGATTTTCAATTATTTGAAATAAGCCTGGCCGTAAAAGCAAAAAAAGAGAAACAAATAAAAAAAGTGAAAGATAGGTTTCAGGAGATAAAAGAAATTGTATCAAAAAAACAATCAAATAGTAAAACAGATAATCAAAAATTAATCAATTCAAAAAAAAAGCTAAATAGTGCTTTAGAATCAGAAATAAAAAAAGAACAAAAAATAATACAAGAAAGAATTGATAAGAAAAAGAGTCTATTTAAAAAAGAGATTCCACAAATAATACAAAATGATATTAAAAAATTAGAAGAGCAAAAATCAAATCCAACAAACCCGAAAATTAAGCAAATCATAGAAAATTTAAAGGATATTGATAAACAATTGCAGCGAGGAGGAGGCATTACTAATATTTATGATAAAGTAAATGATTTTTTAGATACTAAAGAATCTGAGTTTTTAAATAAAATTGAAGATCAATATAAATTAGAAAAAAAACGTAGGGGGGCAAATTCTGTTTTTAAAGAGCTTGATAGCTATATAAACAAAAGAAAAAAATCAATAGATGATGGTACATATACTAAAGATGGTGAATTTATTCCATCTTTTACAATACATGATACCGATTCTATTATTTCTGACCCGGATTATATGGAGGTAAATATAACACATGCAAATAGATTAAATTATTTAATAAATGAGATAGTGCCTGAACAAAAAGATGTAATGAAGCTATTTTTTGGCACAAGTGAAAAAAGTCCGGATTTAGGTTTTGAGGAAAAAGTTAATTATGGAGAGCCTTTAAATAAAGTAAGTGAAATAATAAATCAATTATCGGATGATTATTTCACAAGAAAGGATGACAAGCCAAAAACAAGTTATTTGTTAGATAGGGTAGATGCAAAACAATGGTTTAAAAATCCAAATTATCAAGCAGAAAAAAAGAAATATGAAGAGAAAAAAGAAGCGATAAAAAATAAAGGCATTAATTTAAAAGAATGGAAAAAGAGTAATCCCGAACCATTGAAAACGTTTCATAAAACATCTAAGGAGGGACAAAAATTGTATAAAAAAGAACGGGATGAGGTGTATAAAAAAACGGTCAAAGAGGCAAAACGTAAAGGAAAACCATTATCCGAAAAAACTAAAGCAGCAAAAGTATTATCGGATATACGAACAGCAAAGAAAAAGATATATAAAAATATACATTTGTTTATAGATAATCCATTCTTTTATGAACAAAATGAAATATTAAAAAAATCATTTAAAGTTGTTTTTAGAAAATAATAGTATTCCATTTATAATAATTTAAAGCCTGTTATTAAAGACAGGCTTTTTTGTTTTGTGTTAAATAGATTTATTTATTTCACAAATTTATAATATAGTGCAATAAAATTATAAGAGTAACCCGAAAATCTTATATTAAATAGAGTAAGGTATTCGTTAAAGCTGTAAAACGAAGAAAAATAAACAGCGACATTATGACAAATTTAAAAGTTTATGAATTTTCAGGATTTGGAAATTATTCTCAATCTTTTGGTTGGGATAACGGTTTGAGTTGTTCTCTTGGCGAAAGTACAACTCTTAAAAGAGCATTGGAAGCCGAAACCGCCTTATCGGCGTATAATGGATGGTCTTATGGTTTGCCAGAAAGACCAGTACGTGGGGTTTATTACACGCTCAATGAGCATGGTGGAAGCCGTGAAGTTGAAGGGTTTGTTATAACTCGCTCACGCAGGGATGCGAGGCGTTTATTAGCCTCGTTAGAAGCATCCTTTATGGTTGTTGACTAAAAGGAGGTTAAATAAATAAACAGTTTGTATCTTTTATTTTGTATAGACTGTTTATTTGTTTTATGTTAAATAGATTTATTTATTTAACAAATTTATATAATAGTGAAATAAATAAATTTATTAATCTTAAAATTATTATTATTATAAAAAAAAAAATTAAATGGGATGTTGAAGAAATGAAAATTTTCAACAAAAACGGTAACCCAATCCCAGGTTACAAACAATTGAGCCGTTCAGATAACGGCAATTTATTGAATGTTTGCAAGGAGTCATATACTCCGATGCCAAACGAAATTTTTGAAGAGAGTGTTGAAAAACTTTCAGAGATTACCGGCTACAAAATTAAAGAATATCACGATTTAGTTGGCGGCAATATTATACTTGCATATTTAGATGCCAGTATAGTAAAATGGAATGGAGAAAAGGTACAAAGATTTATGGTCGTAGGTAACAGCCATAATGGGAAAAGTGCTTTTTTTATCGGTGAACATACAGTTATGATCCGATGCGAAAACCAATTCAACTTGATTAGACAAGGGCTTAAAGTATACCATACGCAGAACTATCAGGTGAATACGAATTCACTAATGACAAATATTAATGAATTTAAAAAATTGACAAAATCCACTGACAAAAAGATGTTGGATTTTGCAAGGGTGAAAATTACCCCCCAAATGATAGATGCCGGAATAAAGTATTTACTGCAATTACCACAAAACGAAACACAGAAAACCATTAGCACCCGTAAAAGAAATATTTGGGGTGAGATGGAAAGCGCAATTAATAAAGAAACTAAAGCGCTTGGTAGGAATTTATTTGGTTTCTTTAACGGTGTTACATATTACACCAGCAATATCCGAAAAGTTAAAGACTCTAATTATAACAGCTATTTTGGGAGTAACGCACGTTTAAATAACCATGCCATTGAATATTGTGAAACGGTAATGCAATAATTGATAATTTAATAGCAGGGTAAAAAAATATAATTTATCCTGCTATTTATTTTAATAAACAATAAAAAAATTATTTTAATATATTATTTTGTGATTATAAGATATTATCAATTCACAAATTTAATGGATATAAAAAAAGCATTATGGAAGTACACCAATATATAATAAAACACAATTTAGACTCATCAATCGAATTTAACAAAATAGCTAAAACAGCATTTTGCAATGATTTGAATGATGAATTTAATGAAAAAATTGTATTTTGGGACGCAAAAAATAGCTATATTAATTTCCAAATAGCTGTTCAGAGCATCCGGAATAAATGGGATGCAATTAACAAAAAAACTGGAAAATTATCTGAGCTGTTTTGGGGATATTTTTATGCAAGCAATATAGTCCCTAAAAGAAAAAAGTTCTTTGGAAATTATTAATCTTAATTTTATTTGAAAATGGAGAAAGTAGCAAAAATAATAATAATATCTTCATGGATATTAAGTCTTCTATTGTTAATGATTAGTATAGGACAATACATAATGTTAAAACAAGTTGAATGGATATATATCAGTATATTTGTATTATGTATCAATACAGCAATATTAAATTGGATTTATAAACTTAAAAAACATAAATAATGTATATAGTAGCATATCAGTATGGAAAAACTCATTGTAAGGGAAATAATGGTCATGAAAATTGTATTTATTGGCCGGTTAAAAAAACAAGTTTAGAACTTGCAGAACTTGAATTGTTGAGGGCAGCTAACAGAACAAAACATTTAATTCCTATAATGGACGAAGATTGTTCAAAGGAATATAAAGTTAAATGGAAAGATTTATATATGATATATGATAAAGAAAAAAATTATATTGTATGGACGAGTGGTAATGAAAAATTGCCATTATCCAAAGATATAGATGTTGTGATAATACCTGAGAATAAATTTAAAAAATACAATTTAAAACCAGATAAACTTCATCAAAATTTAGGAGCATATAAAGAATAGATTTATTAACTTTAAAAATTATTATTATGAAAAAAAGAATAGTGTTTAGACAAGGAAGCAAAGATCGATTAATTTCAGAAATAATCACAAATCGCATTAAAATAATTATAATTGCGGATTCTGAAATAAAAGACAGTATAGAAATCGGACGTGTATATGAAACTGAATTAAAACCTATGCGAAATGGCAATGGATATATCGCAAAACAAGTTAAATTAATAACAAAAGATGAAATTTCATTTATCCAAAGTAAAGATGAAATAAATATTTTAATAAACAAAAAAGAAACCGGAATTAAATGGAAACCGGAACAAAGTGATGAGTATATAAAAAAGTTAATTGCCGAAATAAAATATTATATCAAATATAATAATATCATAATACAAGGTAATGAATTTGATATATTTAGACAATCATTAACTGCTGCAATTAATGAAATGTATGATAAATATACAAGGAAAATTATTAAGTCATATACAAAACAAAAAAAAGAAAGAAAAATTGGAGTACTATGTTAGTAATTAATAAAAATAAAATATTGTTCCTTGCAATAAAAACTTGCCCTATATACCAATATGAAAACTTACCTAAAGTATTAAGCATAGATTGGGATAGGGAAAGTAAATATATTGCTAATGAACAAAATTTATCCAAGAAAGAAATCTATGATAAATTTGCATCATATAATTCAAATTTTGCTAAAGTGATATTAATTTCATTAGCAAAATGGGAAGATGATAATATTGTTGTAAAAAATTATCACGGTTCGGATAAATTAAGCAGATTTGGGAAGGACATAAGACATATATCATTAAAGCAATATGATATTTTAGCCTATAACGGATTTACGTTTGAATATCCTTTTTTAGCGCAAAGAATGTTAATGAATAAAATCCGTATACCGGAGGTTTTAAATTTATTTGGATTGAATATATGGCAATATCCGAAAAGATTATTAGATTTGCATAATTGGTTTAGCTGTGGTAATCATAAAAACAAATATAGTCTGCTATCATTATGTAATAATTTCGGTTTAAATATTGAAAACTATAATATTTTACAACAAGATTGTATAAATGAATTTTACTTTAATAAAAAAGAAAATTCATTCAAAGCAATTGTTCAAAGCAATATAATAGAATTACAATTGTTAGTAAAATTGCTCTTAATAATAAATCGGAAAAACATAAATTTCAACATAACGTATAAATAATCGTTTCATATAATAGTTTTTTTTTCATAATAATAATTTTAAAGATAAAAGGTCGAATTTTAATATTTGGCCTTTTTTTATTTTTTATATATAAAATTTATCAGTAATATTTAAATTAAATTGATACTATGCAATTAGTGAAAGTTATAAAAGAAGGTAAATTTTATGAATTACCGGAAATAATAGCTACAATATATTTATAATAATCCTTTTTTATTATGAATAAGTTTAAATTGACGCATTCATATACTTTATTGTTTATTAGTTTATCATATAAATTACAGGCATATATTTGTAATGAAATTAATAATAAATATATAGTCGGTAAAAATTATGTATTAACAAGTACTTATATAAAAATAGATAAAGGTTATAAATGGGATGGTTGTAGTCCTAAATGGAAAATTGGCAAGTATATCATAGGTACACCGGACGGTAAAATAAATAAACAAGATAATTTACCTAAATTGTATTATCCAAGTTTAATTCACGATGTTTTATATGATAGTTTTGAAAAACATGGATTAACAAGGAAAATATGTGATTTATTATTTTATGAATTAGCAAAAGAATATGATTTTCATTTTGCAAAGATTTACTATATTTTTGTGCAAATTTTGGGGGGAGTTTATCATAAATTAAGAAAAAAGAGAATAGCATGAATATTTTATATATATTATTAGAGGTAGGAAAACAAGCGGTAAAAGCAATTGAAGGTACATATAATCCAGATAGTACTTCTGATGTATTTAAGTTAGTTATAATTGTGATTAGTTCTATTATTAGTGGTTTAATAGGATTAAATATGTATTGGACAAAAAGATATATCAATGAAAATAAAAAATTTAATGAAACATTAAACGGTAAATTTGAAATATTTGCCGATAAAATGAAAACTGATATATTTGGAGTAAAATTGGATAGTAAACAGTTAGAAAAAGAGATAGAAAGAATAGACAAACAAAATAATGTGGATAGGCAAAATAGTACTGAGAGAATAAATAGACATTCAAACGAAATAAAAAAGTTATTATCCAATTATGCTGTTTTACAAAATATATTGGAACGGGTAGAAACTACAATTATAAACGTATCTAATGATATTAAACATACCGGAATACTTTCAGAATCTATACGATCACTTCAAGAGCAAATAAAAGAGTTGAAATCAAAACAATAATCAATTACATAGATATTATTTTGTAATATCATTTAAAATAACTTTTGGTTTCCAAATTCTTTGTGATGAATGTTGGTTTTCTTGCCAATGAATAGTACAATTTTTAGTTATTCGTATTGAAATAAATCTAATGAATTTAATAATATCTGAATCTTTTTTCAATTCTATTGGTGGCCATAACCAATTTGATTTGTTTTTTATATATGGATTATAATATCCTGCAATAATTTCATTATCCCTTAAAGTAATTATTAAATCATATTCAAAATTATTATAAATTATACTTTCATATAATCTTTGTTTTAATTCTCGGATTATATCAAAATTTGTTTTATTATAAGTAGAATAAGATTTGTGTTTAAATAAATGAAACATTTTAATTAATTATTAATTTTTCTAATTAACACAAAATTAAAATAAATATTTATTTGCACTTATGATAATTGTCAGTAATATTTTAATAAAAATTTTATAATATGAAAAAATATATGGTTAAATACATTAATGAAAAAGTAATACTTTGTCATACTACATTAAATAAATCCTTTTTTTTATCACATGAATTAGAAGTAGTTGAAACGAATAATAAAATAATTTCAACTATAAAAAAAGCAAATGCACCCACTAATATATCTACCCCCAAACAAGGTTCTTCATGGTCAGTTGAATTATTGAGAAATAATCCAGGTTCAAGATGGATTACATTCAGGGGACATAAAGTATTAATAAGGGGTAATGCTGATGGTACGGCCACAGTCGTATATAGTGGAAATCCTTCACATGAACATTTACGAATTATTCCTAAAGAACATAAAGAATATGCAAAAATAAAAGAAGCAAAACAAAAAAGTAATGAACAAAAAGCCGGTGATAGTACAGAAGTTAAAAGAACAATTACAGAAGTAGGTAAAAAAATTACCAAACAAAAACAAAATTTAATAGTAAATAAAATTACCGAAGGTGAACCATCGGGTGTGGAAAAAGACATACCAAAAATAGGTAATGAAAAAATTGATATACCAAGCATAAAAAAAGAGGATATACCAGAAAAAAATAAAAATTTTACAAAAGAATTTGATAAACTCAATGATAAAGAAAAACAGAAAACTCTCGATGAGTTATTAGATCATGCTAAAAATAAAATAACACAAGATCATGAAGATTCTGTAAAATATTCGGATTTTGATTCACATAAAAAAGTGAATATTAAAAGTCAAAATCCTTTATTAGATGGAATGGAGATTGACAAGGAAACTGCAATAAATATTGTGGGACATGAGTTAGCTGCAAAACAAATAAAAAAAGAAGCTGTAAAAGACATCAAAAAAAATGATATTACAAGTCTTGGCAATATAGGTATTACTGATTATGACTTGGAGGCATTACCATCTGATCCGGTTGCAATAACAGAAACCGTTTTACGTGAAAAGGAAAACAGGATTCGTGCAGAAAAAAATACACAATTTTATAATAATTTAGATAAAAAATTAGAAGGCCGGTCTAAGCAAATTTCAAATGAAATTACAAAAGGCGCTCATGCCGAATTATATGCGATGTCCAGTTTAATAATGGATGGAAATGGTTTTTCTAAAGATATGTTAAAATTTTTGGGTATTGATAATGCCACAAAAATTTTAGCTTCATTAATAGATAAAAAAACAGATAGAGATAAAATAGAAAAAGATTTAGAAAAAGTTTTATCTAAAAAAAATCAAATTATTGTTAATAACACCTTAGATGCCTACCAACAACAAAATGATATTATTAATGCTTATAAAGAACAATCAAAGGATATTTATGACGAAAACGGAAATTTAGTATCAAAAAAAATGTTAGCGGCTGCAACTGCTAATGCTAATATTGCGCGTGTTACTAAGGAACAAAATAAAGAATTAGGAAACGCAACCGGATCGCTACAAACGGCTGCAAGTTTATTAGAAAACATACGTGAAATAAAAGATACTGGTTCTAACGACATGGTTTTAGATGGAGGATTAAGCAAAAGAAGTTTGATTCATAAATTGAAAAAATTTGGATTAATAGATTCAGTTAATATAGAAAAAGGAGAAGATGGCAGATATAAAGTAACAATCCCAAAAAATCAATTTAATAAAATACTTTCTAATAATACAACAAATGCTAAAATAGATGAAAAAGTAAAAAAAATAAAGGAGGGTGCAACAGTACGATATGGTAAAGATAGTTTGGCTGCCGGTCAACCTGATTCATTTATTGATTTTATGACTGAAAAAGAATTTAATAAGAACAATGACAAATTAAATCAAATAAGGCGCAAACAAGCTAATGGAACAAATTTGACAGAAGAAGAGGAGAAATTTTATAATAAATATAATGGATATAATAAGTATGTTAATACAAAAGGTGAGGAGGGATATACAAGTTCTCAAAAAGAAGGAACAATATTATATGGTAAAAAAATGAAGGCAAGGCTTGATCCTCACCAACAGAAAGCTGTTGCTATGGCTAATAGTCAAAAACGTTATATAATGGATTTTGGTGCTGGTACTGGGAAAACAATTGCACATTTAGCTTCAATTTCAGATTTGAAAGCAAAAGGAAAATTGCATAGTGTTGCTGTTATGAGTCCACCATCAAGATTAGTAAAAGAGTTTTTTAAAGATCAAGAAAAATTTTTCCCAAATTTAAAAATGTTAAATTTAGATGAGGTTAAAGGAGGGATCGAGGCTAAAAGAAAAGCGATTGAAGATGTTAAAAAAAACGGATATGATATAATAATATCTGGTCATGATTCAATTAAAAGTGGCATGTTAAAAAATGACAATCCTACTGATTTTGTCGATAATAAGATGAAAGAATTAAGTAAAGCAATAAATACAAATCATGTAAGGAGAACTAAAAAACAAAAAGAATTGGTAAGTAAATATAAAAGCATTTATTCTAAAAAAGATGGAATAAATCAAATGCGAGAATTATTTAATAAACAATTTGAGGATAATAAAGGTTTACCGGAAATAATAGCAAATGTAAAACCATCTTATTTGGGAGTAGATGAGGCACATGAAGTATGGGGTGAAAAAACACAAAGTCAAAAATCTGAATCTTTACGAAAAATGGCTGATAGTGCAAATCATTTTGTTCCATCGACCGGTACATTAATGAGATCGGGTATAGGAGATTTTGCTAATATTATGAATTTAACACGGCCAGATTTAGTTCCGGATGTTGATGAATTTAAAAATAAATATGCGCAAGGTATAACCGGAAATGTAACAGAAGGCATCATTAATAATGAAATGGCAAAAGAAGTAGATGCTGGCATATTAACACATAAAACAGATATTACTCCACAAAAAAAACGAAATATTGATAATCCAGAACATGAAAAATTAGACTTATCATTAAATCAAAAAATTGCGTATGCAAATAATGAAAATATGTATAGGCAAGACAGAAATTTTAATAAAAAAAATGGATTAAATAGAAGTTTTGGTGTATGGGATATTGAAAAGAATAGATTAATTACACATCCAAACGGAAATATTAAAGATATTAAAGAATTGCGAAATCATGATACATTACAAGTAAATGAATCGGATAGTGCAAATCAAACAAAAGAAGCATTACAAGAATTAAAAAAAGCAGGTTATAAAAATGCAGATAAATATAAACTAGTTGAATTGGGTGGTACAGGTGCGGCTGCCCGGAGAGATTCAATGCACGATAACATTATTAATAACGGTGATTATAAAAATAATGTTAAAGTTCAAAATATGCTACAAGATATTGAGGAGAATCCAGATCATAATCACGGTGTATTTTATACAAATAGGAAAACAAAAAATACAATTACTGATGCCTTATTGTCTAAAGGATACAAAAGAGAAGATATTGCATTCATAGATGCCGATAATAATAAAAAACAAAATAATCAAATATTATCGGATTATATGACAGGCAAGAAAAAAATATTAGTTGGTTCACAGGTTGCAATGACAGGTTTAAATATTCAAAAAATGGATACTATACATTTTATCGGAGTACCTAAAACATATAATCAGGAGCAACAGGCAGAGGCACGGGCACACAGAAAAGGCAGAGAAAATTATGCAAATGAATCTAATCCGGCGGCTGATGTAAGAATATTACACCATGAAACAAATACAGTAATTGACAATAATGCAAGAAAAAATATTACAAGGCAAAAAAAAGAGGCTGCAAAAATAAAACAATATGAAGAAAATTATGGACTGAAACAAGAGGCGCAAGTAAGTAAATCTTATATAAGTAAATCAATTATAAATAAAAAAAGAAATATTAAATACATAATAAAAGGAAGAAAGGCTGCTTCCATAGGAGCTAAAAGTCCTGATGGAAAACGTATTAAAATTGCTAATGAATGGATTCCTGTTAAAAATGTAAAATTAACAAAAATTGATTATAATAAACTTTTAAATGCGAAAAAAGCAATACAAGCTCAACCAGTATTAAGAAATGACCCGAATGCAAAAGGACAAACTGCATTAAAAAAAGAATCATTACCTGAAAAATATGTTTTTCGGAAAACAACCGGAAAAAAGAAAGTTGAACGAGTAATGCAAGAGTTTAAAGAAGGTAATTTGAAAGATAAATATGGTAAAATTATTACTAATAGAAAACAGGCAATTGCTATTGCACTAAACGAAGCCGGGTTATCTAAAGATATTGTAAATGAATATGAACAATGGCAAAATGATAATTTAGACAAAAATATAATAGATTTTATCGATCAACGAAACAATCAATTATTTATAAAAAATATTGCTATTGGTCGTAAATACAAAGATGGTCAAAATATAAAAACATTACAAGGCCGGAAAAAAATAAATCCGTTAAAACAAGAATTAAAAAAATACACAGCTAATAGTAATGTTAATATAAAACAATTGCCAGAAAACATAAAAAATCAAATTATTGATATAATGGCAAAAAATCCATTTTTAACACCACAGCAAGCATATAATAAATTAAAGATTACTAAAGGTCATAAAGATCAATTTCAGGGACAAATTTTGCAAACCGGAATTATTGATGGATGGGATATTAATAATATATTCAAATTTGATTCTAATGCAATAGATTGGAAAAATATTAAGGTATTAAATACGCAAGAAAATAATAGTTTAAAACAATTTATTGATAGGATAAAAAATATTAAAGATTGGAATAAGCTCAAAGATATTGCAAGAAAAATGATTAATAGGAATGATTGGTATAAATTCATAAAACTATATTTTAATTATGGCAAAAGATAAGAATACTATACGGTTAAATAATGTAATGCGGGTAACAGCGGCACATGATATAAAAACTAAAAAACATATTGACGATATGATTGCGCAAAATGAATTATTTACAAAAGAATATGATAAAAAAATGAAACAATTAAAACAAATTGATTCAAAACAATATCCAAAAGAATATTTAAGGTTAAGTAATGAAATTACAGATATGGCTGTTGCTATTAAAATGAATGAAAATACTATTAAAGAATTACAATTAACATAATACAATTTGATATGAATACAACGGCACAATTTATAAATCCTGAAAGTGAATTTAATTTTAATGTTAATGCTGATATAATTAAATCGGATGGCAATAAAATTGAGAAAGAAGCGGATTTGGATTATAACAATATGTGGATTCAGGGTGTGGCATCCGATAATACTAATGATGCGGAGGGTGAATCCTTATCACCAAAAACTTTTCAATTAGATTATTTTATGAAAGTTGGTAAAATAACCTATGAACATGGACATAAAGAAACTCCGACAAAAGCAATTGGTGAACCAAGAAAAGCAATTATAACACCACAAAATCAATTTTTCGTAAAGGCTATATTGTATTCAAGTAGTGATTTGGCCAAAGATGTATATAAACAAACTTGGATATTACAAAATGACCCAAACTCAACACGAAGAATGCAATGGAGTATTGAAGGAAAAAGAATATGGGAAAATAACAAAGTCGTTGGTGCAATTATCACTCATGTTACTTTAACACAAAATCCAATTAATTATAAAAATACCTATGCAGAGGTTGTGAAAAAAGCATTTAATATAAATTCAGATAAACCGGAACAATTAAATACTGATGATGAAATTCAAAAATCAATTAAAGAATCTGAATTAATGTTATGGTTACATAGTATTGATTCAAATATTTATAGTCAAATACAAAAGGCAGAAAAATATTGTGAAATATTAATGTACTGTGAAAAATATCCAAATTATAAACAATATTTTACAAATAATACAATTGATAAATTAAATCAATTGGTACAATTAAATGATATTAAAAAAAGCTATCAATATATTGATATTATATTCGGATTAATAAATAAATATCCCTCCGCAAGTGATTATTTCAATAAAGATATTGTCAAAAAAACAAATGAAATAATTACACGGGCAGAAAATCAATAAAATAAACAGTAATATTTTTTTAAAAATAATTAAAAATCAAGAATCATGAATTTAGAGGAAAAGATTGAAAAAGCATTTGCAAATATAATTGATGAGAACATCAAAAAAGCAGAGGATGGAGAAAACATAGAAAATCAAAATGTTGAAAATCCCGAATCTGATGAGGATAAAAATGTCGAAATGGCTTTATCTTTTTTGAAAAAAGGCAATTATAAAAATGAAAATGAAATGATTGCTGCAATGAAAAAAGAAGGTTATGATAAGGCTATTTGTAAAAAAGCCATTATGAAGTATAATACCGGTAAAATGAAAAAATCAATTGATGAAAATTTATCGGTACAAGAAACAAAAGAAGATATTAAAAAATCTTTTGATTCGGAAAAAGATTCGGAAATAGATGTTACTGAATATCTGGAAAATTTGCCCGGCTTATTTGACAATTTTGAAACAAATATTGTTAAATCAATGCAAGAAGGTCGTGATGTTAATATTGCAATTGCTAAAGGAATGAAAATTATTGGCCATGCCATTGCAGACATTAATGAAAGGATAAATGAAGTGAATGATATTGTAAAAGCATTTGCCAAACAGCCTATACAAAAAGGAGTTAAAGGTGGTATAATTGAAAAAAGTTTTGATAAATCCGAAAAGGATGATAAAGAAGTAAAAGATGATAGCATTTTAAAATCATCTGATTCCATAGAAATTCAACAAGCATTACTAAAAATTAATACTCCGGAATCACGTGAAACATTACGAAAATTTTCCACTAATGCAAATTTTGAATTATTGAAAAATTTCCGTAATGAAATAGAAAGCCATACCGGAAAAAAAATGCCGGCATAATTGCAAACAAATAAAACAGTAAATAAAGTAATAAACACTAAAATATTAAAAAAATGGATTACAATAGCTTTAAAAAATTAGTACTCAGCAAAAATAATTCAGAAGATATTGATCAATTATTGAAAGCAGTTGAAACTGAATATGAATTGGGGAGTAGTACAAGTGCGACCGGACTTGACCCGTTAAAACTTGAAAATTTATCGGCATACATGGCATCTATTGTTGCCGATAATGAAACAATTAAATTATCAAAATCATTAAAACGAATTCCATGTACATCAAATATGTACGAAGTACCAAGACATTTAACACATGGAACTTGGTTTGGTAATTATGGTAATTTCGGAGAACAATTAGGGCTTGGTGATAACCAAGAAACCGATCATGATCGTGCATTAGTTAAAATTAAATATCAGGTTGAAAATAGAGAAGTATCAATTGCTGCAAGTTTAATTAATTTATACGGTGGACAGGGAACAAATAAAACAAGTGGTGGCCGAATTGATGGAAAAGCATATAATCAGGCATTGGAAATTGAAACAACCAGTGGTTTGCAAGAAATGGCTATTAATGAAAATAAAGGATTATGGTTTGGTAATTCAAGTGTTGATCCTCGTGCTTTTGATGGCATATTAGAATTACATAAATACAAAAAACAAGGCGATCCTACATCAAAGCATACACCGGAAGAATATAGTCAATTGAAAAATGTATTTGACTTGCGGGGTTCTAAATTAACGTATGGCAAATTAAATGAAGTACAACGTGCAATTATGAGTCAATGGGGTATGGCCAATTCATTCTTTGGCGCACCTTCAATAATTGACGATTTATCCAGTGCTGATTTAGAATTGATTCGTAGGATAAATCAAAATGAACCTAAACAATTAGAAAATTTAACAGTTGGACAAAGTATTTCGGCATTTAATAGTCAACTTGGAGGTAAGATAGCATTAAATTGGGACTTTCATTTAGAACGGCATGTTGAAGGCACAGGTACAGGTGAAAATTATGGGGATAGTTGGAAAATAAATGATCCAAATCAAAACATTAGAACCAATGCACCTGCAAGTCCTGGTACTACTTCAAATACAGCCGTTGGTGATGCATTATCTAAATTTGGAGCTACTGATGCCGGCGATTATTTTTATGCGGTTGCCGCCGTTGGAGATTATGGATTATCAAAACTTGTATTAATGAATGCAACTGCCGTAACAGTAGCGGCTGGACAATCAGTTGATTTAGTATTTGCTGATGGTGCTGGCACCTATCCGACCAGAGGTTATGTAATTTATCGTTCGGAAAAAGATGCACCAGACGCAACAGGTTATTTTTATCCAATTTTTGAAATTAGCACTTCTGAACTTGCCGCAGGTTATGATGGAGGCGCTGCAACAGTAGTGAGAGATAGGAATAGAACGTTAGTACATACCCAGGATGCTGTAATGTTTTATAATGATCCTCGCATTATACATGTACCGGAATTATTGCCATTAACACGTATTCCATTAGCACGTACTCAATTAAGTGATAAATTTGCATTAGCCCATTTTTACGCTTTAGCAATGCCAACACCACAAAAAATTGCGATTATACGAAATGTTGGTAATTCCTAAAGATTAAATTCATTTTTTTAAAAATATTTTGGCCTTCAATTTTTTAATTGAAGGCTTTTTTTTTATCATTTATTTACAGTAATATTATAATAAATTATTAATTTTTAAAATTTAACACCATGCTAATTAAACGAAAAAGTACATATTTGCGAAAAAAATCAATTATTGGAAATCGTGAAATAAATTGGTTGAATGAACCGGTAGAATTTTCTGCTAAAGAGGGAAAAGAATTAATCAAAAATTTTCCGGATCGTTATGAAGAGGTTATATCTAAAGATATTAAATCTAATGAAAATGAACCTAAAAAAATAACACAAAAAACTTTGAAAAAAAAGACATCTAAAAATTTTACTGAATAAAATATGGAATTAGATTTAGAAATAACATGTAAAATTGATAATACTCTTGCAATGAGTTGTGATGAGTTAAAAACAACTTATGCAACAGATATTGCTTTTGAGGGATTAGGTGGACAAAGATTGACATGCTCAACAGTTGAAAATAAAATTAAAACTGAGCAAGTCAAATTGGAAAACATGTTGGATATAAAAATTGTAAAACAACAATTAAAAGAACAGCAAGAATACTATCGAGAACAATTCCGAGAATGGGGCTATATAAAAGTGCATAATAATATATCCGAAGTTATTTCTGTTAATGGTTATGTAAATAATAACAAAGTAATTGAATTAGAATTAACTGATTTATCAATTAAACAACAAATTGATAAATTCAGGAATATATATATAATGCCGGCGGGTATTGGATTATGGCAAACTACATTATGGCCATTTATATTCCGGTATGGTTACCGGACAGATTATATTCCAAATTTTTGGCATATTGAATATATATCCGGTTTTGACCAAATACCGGAAGATATAAAAGAGGCAATTGGAAAAAAAACAATGTTACAAGTATATAATATTTTAGGTAACATATTATTTGGAACTGGTATCGCATCAACCTCCAAATCAATAGATGGATTAAGTCAATCAGTCGGTACAACACAATCGGCTACAAATGCTTTATTCGGAGCATCTATTAATCAATTTCAAGATGAATTAAAGCAAGAAATCCCTGCTTTAAAAGATAAATATAGAGGTATCACCGCACTAAAATTATAAAACACATGCGAAGTAAGCAACAATTAAGGAGCGATTTTGATACTATTGGTTTTGAAAATCTTGTTTATCAAAATGCAGCCAAAATAAAACTTGAAAAAGCTATACTTTGTCCATGTGGACGAAAAGATAACCAACATTCAAAACGTTGCATTAATTGTAATGGTACAGGATTTTTCTTTGATGAGTATTCTCAAAATATTTGGGGTATGATAACAAGTTTAAATTATAACCAAATATTAGGGTTAACACGTGAGGAGCTTAATGCAACGGCTAATTTAACATTATCTAAAACTTATGATGCACGGTTACAAGTGTATGACAAATTAACTATATTAGATGGAAAAGGAATTACCACCTACAAACAAATATTCCCTGAAATAAGGGAGAATAATTTAGGAATTGATGTATTGGATGTGCAAGTAAATCAAAAGATACAATCTATTGAAATGATTTATTTATATATTGATGATAAAACACCACTGCAAAAATTAAATGAATCCGATTATAGTTATTATAACAATATCATTCAATTTTCAGATGTATTAAAAAATCAATTACAACAATCCGGAAATGATTCTTATAGTATGACTGTACGATATAGATATTTGCCTACATATCAAGTTATGCGAACAGAACATAATATAAGACAAACAAGAATTTTGCAAACTGGTGGAATAGAAGCATTAGAATTTTTACCATTAATGTATTTAATTCAAGAATCATGGTATTTTGCCCAAAATACCGGATATGAAAATAATTAAATATTTTCCATATCAATATTACCTTCACATTTAGGACAAAGTAATTTATCAAATTTTTTATCTGTCAATAAATTTTCAATATCATTTGTTTCAAAATCACAATTCAAACAATAAAACGTAAAATTAATATTAGCATCCTGTATGCTACCATCTATATTAATTATTATATCATTTTCCATGATCTCAATATTTAAAATTATTTTTTGTTTTCATTACTACTTCAAAAAATTCAGTAAATCTATTTTGTAATTCAGTAAATAAATATTGTTTCAATCGTGCATTAATATCATGCGAAATCATAGCAAAAATGGACATATTAAATTCAATTGTATCTTCTGTAATAACATTTTTTGTAAAAATATTATTTAATTGGGTTTCATTAATCCGTTTACGTTTTATTTCAGGATGGTTAATATGAATCCATTTTCCTTTATGAATTACTTCAACCGGATTAATAATATTAATGATACAATTAGAATCATTTAAAGTTATTTCACCATACACTAAATTATATTTTTTTTCAGTCATTATATATTATTATTTATTGTTAATAATAAGGCAAAGATATTAATAGTAATATTAAATATAAATGACAATTATCATAAACTTAAAATTATGGTTATACAAGAAATAAATTTAGGAGATTATATATATGATATTGGTTTAAATGCGCAAGAAATTGAAGAAATTACTAAATTAACAGTACAACAAATAACCAATAAAATAAAAAAGAATATTGTAGAAAAAGCCAGCAATGAATTATTTAGAACTAAATCCAATTACATAAAAAATGTAAACACTCAATTTTCAAATGATGGATTAAAGGGATATATTTTTCTTGCAAATAAAAAAGCATTAATGATTGAAGAAGGATTATCTCCTTTTGATATGAAAACCGGTTTTGCTAATTCTGAAAAAGCAAAAAGGACTGAAACAAATAAAGAAAAATTGCAAAAAAAAGGTAAACAAAAATGGATGGAAAAAGGATGGCATCTAACCATTCCATTTAGATTAGGTGTACCGGAATCAATTGGTGAAGAATTTTCCGGTAATTTGAATGATAGTATATACAATATTGCTTTACGTGATTTGGAAAAAAAAGTATCACAACGGGCAGAAAATACGAAAACCGGAGAATCATTTATAAAAAATAAATATAGTGGAATAGGTATAAATCAATTAGCGAACTTAAATAAAGGATATGAAATTCCTTCAATAAATAGGAGGGACAAATGGACATCACCTGCTCCTCCTATATATACACATAAATCCGCAATGTTTGAGGGTGTAACTAAAATAGAAGAGGTTTATAAAAAAACAGTACAAAGTACATATTTAAAATTTAGACGTGTAAGTAGTAATTCCGATCCGAATTCATGGATGCATCCTGGCATAAAAGCTCATAAATATTTTGATAAAGTAATGCAAGAAATAGATTTTGACCAAGAAACATCAAATTACATAGATAAAGTATTGTTACAATTAGGATTTATTGAATAATATTTTTATCCTTAAAATGTTCTAATGTCCATGTGTCAAAATCAAAATTGATATAATCATTTTCTTGTAAATATGTTTCAATTATTTGAGCAATTTGTTTCCGATTCCCATCTTTAGTTTTATTAAATCTGCCTTTTATATAATAATAATAAGCAATTTTATATATTTGACATTCCTTATCATTATATTTATTACTATTAGTTACTTTTTGTAATTCATTATACTTTTCAGTTAATTCTATTAATTGATTATTCTTTACTTTAATCAAACTATTTAATTTATCAATTTCATATTTACTACTATTATTTACTTTTTTTGTTTTTTGTCTAACAAAACCAACACCTAAAGTAACTAATATAGTAAAAAATGAGTACAATATAGATACATATTCAATTCGTTTAGTTTCTTCTATTAATGTATTGTACCATAAAAAAATTACTAATCCATCAAATATGGCAAAACAAAATTTCAATAAAAAGTCATTACTTCTTTTTTCAAATATTTTATTTTGTGCGATTACATAAATTGTTGCTGCCGAATAACAAAAAGCAAATATAGCATTTGCAATATTTTCTATTAAATCGTTGACCGTTTCAAAATTTGCAGCCCAAAATATTAATCGTGTATTACTGATTAATAAATGAAACAATAAGGAAATTAAAATGATAATTGAAAAGTGTTTTGTCATAAAATTTTTCATAATAATAGTATTTGAAAAGTTATTAATTATATTTAAAAAACAACATTTGCAATAATAAAGTAATTTAAAACTAATCTTTATGACAAAAATCAGTAATATTGAAATAAATAATAAATTTTAAAAAAATATGATAGTATTACCGGAAATTGCAATAAAGAAAAATTTAGATATATTATTAAAAAAGTATTATACTGAATATAAAGATACTAATCAAGCTAATCAAATAGGTACAATATCATTGAAAAATGGATATGATTGGAGCGCAAATAATGAGGCAATTAATATTAATGGTACAGATATTATATTCAATCAAAATAATGGTTCTATAACAGATGTAATTACACATTTCAATACTCAATTATCATTAGCAGGTATAAATAATATTTATGTATATGATGCGGGTGTTGGTCGTGTTGGATTACAAACTAATGTAAAAACAGAAAGTGTTCAATCATATACTCTATCCGATCCAATATCTGGAAATTCTGCTATTAGCACATTTGGTTTTAGAGTAGGAACATTTACCGGAACATTGGACAAATATTATAGTAGATTGTATTTATTATTTGCAGGGTTAGAATATGATAATTATATATGGTTAGATGAAATTGTCAAAATTTTAAAAGATACATATACAACTAAAAAACGACCAATAAAAATTTATCAAAACTATAATCGTATACCTAAAGAATCGCCACCATTAATTATTATTACTTTTTCAGGCGAACAGCAAGATCAAAGGAATATTGGTATATCCGCTCGTGCTATACATTCACAAGATAAATCAATAAGTGAATGCTATTTTGAACATTACAAGGCAAATTTCTCATTACATATAATATCCGATAATAACAATGAATGTGCTTTATTATATAATTTTTTAAAATGTGTTATTAGGTCTAATCTTGCACAATTTAGAAGGGATGGATTACATGAATTTGAAATTAGCGGTGGAAATACAAATGTAGAAACCCAAATGCCAAATTTATTTGATTGGATAATAAATTTATCATTCAGTTATGATTATAATATTCCATTTGGTTTTGAAAGAAATATATCACCGGAAACATTTGAACAAAATTTTGACAAAATCAATGGACAGGTGATTATATAGTTTTAAATAAACAGTAATATTTTAATAAAATTTTTGTTATGGCTAATACTCCAAACAAGTCTAAAAAGACAGAACGTAAATTTACTCATATTGATTATATTGATACATTAAATATACCGATTGAAAAAAGAAATATGTTTAAACGACAATATAATTATTTATCAAAAGAAGTTAAAACTTTAACTGAATGGTCTAAAATCATAAAATAATTGAATCATGCCACAAATAGTAAATTTTGACAATAAAACATTTATAGAACCGGTTGTATATTCCAGAATTATTTCCGGTATTATTAATCCTCCAATTCCGCAAGAGTATGGAACAATTTTAATTATAGATACTGGTTTGGGGGCAAATTATGGAGGCGGCAAAGGTGTAAAAACAGGAGGTTCTGTTAATACTTTACAAGATTTTATTTACCAAATTAATAATGTGCAAGAAATATTGTCATTATTTAAAGGTGGAGCGCTTTATGACATATCTAAGAAATTTTACAATCCTGTACCAGGTGTGGCCGGTGCAAATAAAATTTTTGTTGCCCGTGCATCAGATACAACACAGGGCACTCTTACGTTAACCTTCACAGATACAAAACAAATAGTACAAAAAACAAGAGATGAGGGTATTATCGCAAATGGAGATATTACTACTATAACAGCGAAATTGTTAAAAGGATATGCCTGTAAACTTGTGGCTGGTACAATTGATCCTACTAAATTTAAAATCCAATATTGGATTGGCACATATAAAGGCAAAGATACAAACGGATATTATTACAGTAAAGAAGATGAAAATACTGCTGCCGATAGCCCTCAATTATTAATAGAAAGTGATGAATTTACAGATTTTCAAGATTTTATTGATTGGGCAGTAAACAATGAAACATATAACGAATGGTTTGAACTTGATACATTAAATACAGATACGGATGGGGTTGTGGCAACCGCCGATTTAACTTTATTAGCTGGATTTAATGTATTTGCAGGAGGGACGGAAACTTATGATGCAAGTGCTTTAACCGCTGTATTAAATGCTATTGAAGAACTGGAATATACTTTCATTTTTTCTACTGAAATTGGAGCTACTACAAATAATATTACAATTTTAAATCATATCCTTAATGATACCAAAAACTACAAGAAATTTTTGTATGTTGGAGGTTTTGCGACTAAAGATGAACGGGGTAATGCAAGTTCTACTGGCAATACTACAAGTATTGGAGCAGCAAAATTATTTGATTCTGAATATGCAAGCGTTGTTCATGGAGCTATTTATGAACCAGATTACAGAAATCAATCTGCTTTTCCTACGATTAAAGTACAAAAGAATGCAATGTATAAAACCGCAATGTTGGTAGGGAGAAAGGCCGGAGCAAATCCAAATACAACAATGACTTATAAAACGTTAGGTATTTTAATGGAAGTTGATCCATTAGAAAAACAAACAGATAGGGAATTGTTGTTATTATATGGTGTATTACATACAAGACAAATATCGGAAGGTAATGTTGTTAACATGGACATTAACACATTACAAGGTAATAAAAACAAATACTTGTTTAATCCTAATGGTAGTTCTTATCAAAATTCAGTAATGCAAATTGAAGAACAAGTTAATAAAACATTAGTATTCAATTTGACTCCTAAAATTATTGGTCAATCCCGATCTTCTTTATCAAAAGCAGAAATTATTGAGGCTGTAAATTTAGAACTTACAGCATTATCTAATATTAATTTGATTATTGCTTTTGGTAATATAACAGCGGAACGAAATGGCACAAAATGGTTTATTAATTATGAATTAGAAGTAGATACACCGTATGATGGTGCATTCATTACTGGCGTTGTATTAGATACTGGAAACTAAAAAACTTATAAAAAATGACTGAAGTAGATGTTTTACATAGTGCGCTTTTAAAAATCAAAATTGACAATGAAGTTGTAGGCGCTGCAACTGGTCTTACCTTCAATGAAGGTTTTAATATTATTGAAGCTAAAGGAATTGGTGATTTTTACCCTCAAGAATTAATTAAAACAGGTGGAACTATTCGGGTAACTGCAAATGTTTTTTATATTGAAGCATTGGAGAATCATCCATTTACCAAAAAATCTTTAAAAAGAGATACGGGTTTGGGTAGAGAAGGTGTGGAAAAATTTATAAATAATCAATTATTTAATACAAAAAATGTTGCTATTGAAATTTACCGGAAAATTGGTGAAGAAATTGATGCCGATGGAAATGTTATTGCAGAAGAAGAATCACTTTTCACAATTGACGGTTTGATTATGGAAAGTAATGATTGGTCAATAAATGTTGATCAAATGATTACTGGCAGTTGTACATTCAGGGGTAAAAATCCAATTGTTCGACCAGTGGTGAAAGAGTAATTTTTTCATATAATTATAATTTTTAGATAAAAAGGAATATATTTGTATATTCCTTTTTTTTCATGTAGAATATTTACAAATTAAAACATAATAAAATGAATGAGAATGAAAAAATAAAAATCGTATTTGAAACGAATGGGGCAAAATGCGAATTTAATTTAACATTAGGAACAAAAATAAAAGATGTACGGAATATTGAATTAAATACAGTAAGAATTGCACCGGATTTACTTCAATATCCTACAACGAATGAAGGTAATTTTCTTTTTAGATTATTAAGAGGTTGCGTGGTATTTTATTCATTAACAAAAAATGAAAAATCACAAGAAAGTGAATTTAGTAGTTTTTTTTGGACTAACAAAGATGCAATGATTAAATGGCTTCAAGATGGCGATTTTGATATTACAGATACAATAGCGAATCAAATTGTCAAACAATATGATTCATATTCTATACATAGAAGTAAAATTATAGAAACTGATGGATTGTATTTTTTTCGTAGACAGCCGGACAAATCAAAAACAAAGATTGATAAACCCGGCAAATAAAAAAGAATCAATTGCATATTTCAATAAAAAATTTGTAAGACAAATAAATCGGTTTGTTGAATATTGGAATAAATTGTATTATTTTGATTATTTTTATCGTAAAGAATTTAAAATACCAGCGTTTTGTAAAAAACATTTAAAAACAGATATACGAAATATTTTGTTTTGGTATAAAGAAACATTGTATTATAAAGAGATTGAAAATAGAAATAATCCAAACTATATAACTGATGAGCAAAAAGAATCAGCGTTAAATGAAGCCAAAAGACTAATAGGAAACAAAAAAAAGGGATAATATCCCTTTTTTTGTTTTCAGTAATATTGATATAAAATAAAACAATATGGCAGAAAAAAAAATAAATATTACCGGAGATTCGCAACAATACCAACAAGCAATAAAAGATGCTCAAAATGCACAAAAACAAGCATCGGAAAGTTACGTAAATGAAACTAATAAAAGAATACGTAAATTATCGGAGGAGCAAAAAATTTTAGATGATCAAAAAAAAAATTCACAAGATTTACAAAACACACAACAAAATTTAATAGGCAAATTAGATAATGATACTACTAAAAGAATTGATAGTTTACAAAAAGAAAAACAATTAGTATCCGATATAACAAGAGAAAATCAAAAATTATCGGATTCTTTGCGTAAAAATATGTCTATTGAAGACAAAGATAGATCTAAAACAGCATCGGATAGAATCAAAGAAAGTAATTATAATGCACGTAAAAAGGTACAAGAAACTGAAACAAGTGAACAGCAAAAAGAGATACAAAAACAAACAAAAGAAGAAATACAGAATAAAGAAAAATTACAACAAATAGAACAAAAAAAACAAAGACAAAGAAGAAGGGAACAGCGGAGCGGAGGAGGTGTTGGTCAGGTGGCCGAAACCGGATTAAATACTACTATTGCACGAATGGGGCAAGCCATACAAACAGGAAAACCGGCTGAGGCATTAATGGGTGCAATGGGGGGTATGACAGGTTCATTATTAAGTATGATACCGGGTGTTGGTGGTTTATTAGGTGGAATTACCAATACTATTACAAGTGTGGCAACATCCGCAATGGGAGCAGCATCCGAACGTTCAATGCAAAATTTATTAACAAAAAATTTAACTGGTGAATCATTAGAAGGAATATCCGGTTTAATGACTGCTACTGATGCAGCACCTTATATACGTAGTATATCAAAAGAGCGAGGACGTGCTGGTCAAGGTGAAATACAAGAACAATTACTTTTAGAACGAAGGACAGGGCAAGATTTTGGAACATTCAGTCCATTAAATCGTTTTGAACAAATGTATGAGACGGAAGATATGAGTGCCGCAAGGTTAATGCAAAAGTTTTTAGAAAATGCCGCTAATAGTAAATTATGGAATATTGATAAAGGAGATTTTTCTGCTTTAGGTGATAAATTACAAATACAAGCTCAATTAATGCAAAGAGAAGCGGAATTGTCTGAAAATATAACAGGTGATAGAGCAATGGCAATTCAGATGGCTTTTGGTGCAATAGGTGGAGGTTTTGCAGATAATAGGTCTCAAGAACGTATTAGGAATATTGACGAGGCAATAAGAAATCCTACAAATAAATATATGCAAAATGTTGTACGTAGTGCAATAATGGCAGAAAATCCGGATGTTAGTTTATCTGAATTAAAAGATATACAAGCCGGAGGATTATTAAGTCCCCGTGTATTTGGTCGTGTATTACAAAATATTAGTACTTTGCCGGCCGAACAGCAACATTTATTTTTACAAACTATGATACCATCTTTTGTAGGTAACAGAGAGGCACGGGAATTATTATTAGAAAATAAAGATTTATTTATGGGTGATTTTACACCGGAAGAAATCACAGAAAAAATTACTGCAAGGGTAGGAGGTGGAGAAAAAGAAAGAAAAAAAATTGAGGATATTGTAAGTAAAACAACATCTACTCCCGCCGATGATTATCGTAGAAAAATGGTAACATTATTAGAACGGATTGGATTTTACCTTAATGATAAAATTTATCCAATTTTAGAATCCGTTCTACGTGTTGTTACTGTAATTGGTGAAATGTCAGGAGAAGATTTTATTCATAAATTAATTGGCAAATCAAGTTTAGCCGGGTTTGGTTTTGAATCTGTTAGAGATTGGGTGGGTGATAGAGATTTTGGCGATGCTATGTATGAAGCAGTTTTTGGAGAAAGAGCACCAAGTTTTAAAGGAACACCCACTAAAGAAGAAACTGAAAAAATGGCCGGAAGTATAACCGGAGGTAAAGTAAATATGGTATTAGACCCTGAAACAGGATCGTATATACCTGAACATTTAGTTAATGTATTAATACCTGAAGCAATGGGAATAAAAGACCCAGTAGGTCGTAAAAAAGAATTATCACAAACATTAAAAAAAGGTTTTGAAGGTTATTCTGAATATGAATCTATAAAACTTGAAAAAGAATTAACAACTATCAAAGATGTATATAAAGAAAATACAGAATTAACAAAATTAATTAGTAAATTACTTATAAAAATTGATGGATATATGGAAAAACAAAAATTTGACGAGACTAAAGGAAAAACAGATATGGGTACACCAAATATATATAGATAAAAAATGAAAACAAAAATACTACATACAAAATTAATTATTGACTCATTAGAAAATCAAATTATTGCTGAATATGGAGTTAATTCAAATGATTTAGATAAAATTGATATATCCGTTGATGATATTTTTAATTTAGAAATCAATGGTATTAAAGTTAATCAACAAAATATTTTAGCAAAATATAATGAACGTGAAAAAAAACAAAACAATCAACAGGCACAACCAGAATATATAAAAAGTGGGAGTACAATAACTATTCCGGCTGATTTTGATAAAAAAATAAAAACAATACAAAAACAAAAAACAGACACAGAGTGGCAATTAAAACAATATGGTTCAGTTTCGGAATTTTTACCACAAAAAATAAAAGATTTATTAGAAGATCAAAAAAATAGACCTATTTATGATCAATCTGAATTTTTATCTGGTTCAAGTAGAAATTTATCATTCGATGTAAAAAATATTTCTATTAGAATATTTGCAATATGTAAAAGTTTAAATGAAAAAGTAGTTAATATAAGTCCATATATAATAACTTGTAATTGGAATACTACAATGGAAGGGGGTAATTTTTCATTAACAATAGCAAGTCCAACAGCCAGTTATGATAATCCTAAAACAAATGCAATACTAACTAATAGGGCGCATTGGCAAAAAAATAATACTCAAACATATATAGCAAATAATGAATTAAATTTTCAATTTACAGATAGTGTTAATTATTCACAAGATGTCGATGGTCAAAATCGGAAAACTAACAGATATAAAAATTTTTATTTTGAGAAAATATTGCAATGTAATGATATTGTATTTATACGTGGTGAACGTATGTTAAACGAAGAAATTGAGAATACCGAAAATATTGATATATTAGAATATTGTGAACCAAAAGATTTAAAAGGGCGTGTTTGGGATATGATTGGATTAATTGATACAATTACAATTAGTCAAAATAATGCTGCCGGTGTTGTTACAATAAATGTAACTGGAAGAGATTTAATGAAAATATTAATTGAAGATAATCAATTGATATATCCAGAACTAATTAAATCAGATGGCACTACCGATATTGAAGCATTTTTACCCAATAAAATAATCAATTCACAAAACATGAAACAATCACAGGTATATAAACGATTGTTAGGTGAAATAATGGATATTACATTACAAACAAAACAAACAGTCAATAGATTAATTAATTATATTTTTGATGTGATGGCTAATATTCAAGTTACATATAAACCAGAAACATTAAAAGCATTTGAAGAAGATCAAATATTTGTTTCTTATAATGAAAGACAAAATATATCAAAACGTATTGGAATATGGAATTTACATGAAGTATTCATAGATGAAAGTGTGAAAAATAGATATGTACAAGATAGTTCAATTGGTACGGCGGGGGGTAATATACTTTCATTTATAAAAAAAGTATGTATGCCACCATTAGTTGAATTTTATACAGATACGTATAATGATAGATTTTATTGGATAGTAAGACAAACTCCGCATGATTACAAAAGTTATAAAGAAAATTTAAATTATGAATTTCAAACAATTACTGATAAACAGGTATTAAATTTTGATATAAATATGAGTGGTGAAGATTTTTATTCTTTGTATAAATTTGATCCAAAAACATATATTTTCGGAGATGAGGATGAGGCTATTTATAAATTTCCTGCTGTATTTTTTAAAGAAATTGCAGAAATATACGGTATACGCTCATTAGAAATACCAAGCGATTACATGATAAATGATGACCAAATTGCAAATTCAGAAAAACAAGCTATAAATGATTTACGTTACTTAATAGAAACATATTTATATAAACCATTTACCCGAAAAGGTTCTATAACACTAACAGGTGATAGGAGATTCAAAAAAGGAATGAATTGTTATTTTGAGGCTACTGATGAAATGTTTTATATTACAGGTGTATCTAATCAATACAATATATCAAATTCAGAAACAAGTAGAGTAACGGTTTTAAATGTTGAACGTGGTATGATAATAAAACATTATGATAAATATTTTAATATTGTAGATTTTTCCGGTAACCCGGCCAATAATCCTATTACTAAAAAACAACAAAAAGAATGGAAAATAAATACACCGATTTGGGAATTTTTTCTGCAAAAAAAACAATTTGATCCAATAAATTTATATAATGATTTACCATTACCAAATAAAAAATAAATTATGTTTGCTCAAGTAAAAATAATATTAAATTACAGGGAAATAGATGATGCCAGAGAACAAAAAGAAATCAATAATATTAATATAACAATACCAAAACCATTATACGATTATGATGATTTTTATTTTAATATCATAGATGTTCATTCATTCCGAATAAACGAAAAAAGAAAAGAAATTATTATAAAAATGAATAATAATGATATTCATATATGTAAATATAATAAACAATTAAAAAATTCATTAATTGAATTTTTTAAAAAAAATGATCCGGTTGTAATAAATGAAATCAAACTAAATGGAAACTAATGAATACGTATGAATCATATATAGTAATACCAAAAAATGTAGATAGAAATGATTTTGTTAAACGTTGTTTAAATAACAATGAAGTAGCGATCGGAAATCCGTATGGTTCATATCGTATTGCAAAAGATGCTGCAAGCATGGTTAATGATAATGATGGTATTATATCTACATTGGATTTTCCGGCCACATATAAAGAAATTGGTTCAAAAGTTATTGTTTTAGAATTACCATATTTCAAAATTCCGCTTGTATTTTTAACCGGAAATGTAAAAAATCGATTTACTGCAAGTGAAGAAAAACAAATTAAATTATTTAAGCAAGGTGATGACAATAATAATGGATTAATTGATATACGTGGCTTAAAAGGTATAATGGATTTGTCAGTATTATCCAATGTGGAAAATGGAGGTAAAATTAATATTGAGGCAATAAATAATAATAAAGATATTGATAGTGAAATTAAAATAAAAGCAAATGTAGTTAATCATATTGTAACAATACTAAATACAACAGTAGAAAATTATTATTCATTAATAATTCGGAATAGTGAAAAAAAAGATGGATTCATGGAGTTGAAATATGAATTGGAAACCGGATTATCTTTTATAGATGAATTTAATAATCAAATTATTCAGATTGAGGATTATTTACAATTATTGCATCAAAAAAAAATAATATTTGGAGATGGAAATGAACCTTTATTATTAGGTGATACAACGGTAGATTTTATGAAAGACTTTTTAGAAACAATTAGAGACACTTATGCGGCTTGTACTGTTCCAACTGCTTTAGGTTTATCCGGAACTCCGGTAAATGCTCCTACTTTTGTAACGAAAATAAATGATTTATTAGCACAAATTAATGAAATTAAATCACAATATACATTTACAGACTGATGCCATTAGATTTTAAAAAAACAAAAATAGAATTAAGAAAATTTATGGATAATGAATATGAAAATTTTGTAGATTATCCAAGATCGGATGAAGAGGCAGCCGAAAAATGGGCTAATGCTGTAAATGAAGGCGCAAAAGGTGTTATACCAATTTCATTAAATAGTGAAATAGCAAAAGAATCTTTTTATACAGCATTATTAGCTGCAATAAAAAGTAAAACAGTTTTAACGTTATTTCCAAGTATTTTTCAAATATATGCAGTACAATTGGCGGCGGGTATGACAACACCGGATAAAACAGGAAATCCACCACCAGTAGCAATTGTTTTTATGCCTGTATATATTTTAGGTTTTGCAGGTGCAAAACAAATAGATTGTATTAATGCAATGATTCCGATCATAGATACATGGTTTAAAACTGGCTTTGTGGTTAATAATAGTACGGGTGTAACTATAATATGGCAATAAAATAAATAATAATATGGCAACAATAATACAACAAGCGGAAGATACAAGGCAAGCTTTATATAATGTTGGAGAGGCATTTGCACATGCTTTGTTTCCAAACCAGTTTGAATATTACTTTTTTGCATTTGAATTGGAGGATGATAAACAAGTTACGGATAGATTTATTTTTCCTATTTCACCTAAAAGTATAAGTATATCTGAATCAAAAATTGCAAATGTTCAAAAAACAAGTGGAGGTGTGGTAAATTTATTTAATACAAGTTACAATCCTTTAACTATTACAATACAAGGTAATTTCGGAAGAGACTTTAAGTTATTTTATGCAAACAAAAAAAATGCAGATACTAACTTAATTTCAAATGAAAGTGAGTCAACATGGGTAGATATATTTAATTTTATTAAACCGTTTGTAAATGAATTTTTATATACAGGTTTTGGCGCTTTTAATGAATTAAAAAGAATCATTAGAAAAAGTACACAATTAACTCCGACCGGTAAACCTTACAAATTAATATTTTATAATTTAGCTTTTTCGGAAATATATTTAGTTCAAATATTGAATTTTAATCCTACTATGACAAATGAAAATAATTATATACATGAATTTTCATTAAGCATGCAGGCAATTTCATATTATAATTTTTATGATGCCATAACTGAAAAATATAATAATTTATCTAATAGTATTAAATCAGTAGCTACACGGCTAAAAACTGCAATAAATAGTTAAGATATGTTAGCAAATGAGACAATAGAAACATTTAAGAAATTTATAAATTTTGACATTGAAAGTTATTTTAATGACTTTATAAATTTCAATGAATCAGAATTAATAAAATTAGAATCTTTTTATTTAGGAAAAAGTGAAACAAAAGATACTAAGGCACAAACTGAATTAAATAGATTGTTGAAATTAGGTATTGAATTAGATACATTATGTCAACAAAAATTACATAACTTTGAAAGAGGTGATTATGTGAATTTAATGGAATATATTGATGAGGTTTTTTATACTTTAAAAAAAATAAATTTATTGTCAGTATTTTTACGCTCTGTATTAACTGAAAAAATGCAAAGTAGTACAATTGTTTCGGATAGATTTGTTCGGAATTATGAAACTCCGGAAAAAGTGGTTGAAAAAGAACAAAATGATTGGATGGATAGCTGGGTAGATATTTACATTAAAAATCGTAAATTAGAAACTGACTATAAAGTAAATGAAGGTTACTATATTCAATTAAATAAGTCAATATTTACAAACTTTAATCTAAATTCAGTCATTGATAATTTAATAGGTGAAAATTTATATGGTAAGGATATTCGTAAAAATATTGATATTGAAAATAATGATTTTATTACTTTAAATGGAAAGGAAACATTATTACAATCAGTTGAGATATTATCAAATTTAAAACGTGGGGATATTCCACAATATCCAAATATTGGTATTGATGAGACATTATTGAAAGGTAATTTTGAGATAAATTTTCCTTTAATTGTCCGGTCTAAACAAAAAGATTTTTCAATAGATGATACATTATTGGGATTTTCAATAACTGATATACAAAAACAAAATGGTCAATTAAAAATCACATTTGAAGTTCAATCATTTTATTCTACGATAGTTAACGAAGAAGTGGTTTTATAATTTGTCATAGTTTTATATTTTAATTAATAAAAGCTGTATTTATGTTACGGCTTTTTTTGTGATAAATAGCATATTATATTTTACATTTTCAATGTGCAATAAATGTTAAACTTAAATTGTACTAAAAATGAGAACTACAACGATTTATTTTAATGATTGCACGACTATTAGTATGAGTGCTAATAGTAAATATAAAAGCAAAATATTGGATTTTCTATTGCGGTTATATAAAGGGCGGGTAAAAAAAGTGGAAAATAATTGCAGTAATAAGAAATAATTATTTACATAAAAGGGAACAAAATTAATTTGTTCCCTTTTTTTATATTATTCTGTGCGAAATAAAAAATATTTATTTTATAAATTTAATATATTGCACATTAATTAAAATTTATAAAAAATAAAATAATAGTATGAAAACAATAACAATTAATGACCAGGAAAAAAGAATTGAAATAAAATTTCCTTTTGATTATTCTTTAGTAAATGCTGTGAAAAAAATTCCAAATAGAAAATTTTCCGGTAAAAATAAATTGTGGCATATTCCATTGAATACCGATCTTAATCCAATAATCCGATTTGGTAAAGATCATGATTTTGATATACAACCTGAAATCATTGATACATTTATAAAAAAAGAAAAACAGCAAACAATAAATTTTGAAAATAGTAAACAAAAAGATACTACTTTTGAGGTGAAAGGATTAAAAATGAAACCATATCCTTACCAAAAAGCTGGTATTGCGTATGCGGTTCAAAATAAAAAAGTGATTATTGGGGATGAAATGGGACTAGGGAAAACTATTCAGGCTATTGGGACAATATATCATTTAAAAGAATATCCGGTAATGATTGTTTGCCCGGCTTCATTAAAATATAATTGGAAAAAAGAAGTAAAAAAATGGACAGATTTACATGCAACTATAATAGAAAGTAATGGTATTTTTTATCAAAAATCTGATATTTACATTATTAATTATGATATTGTAGATAAATTGAAAAAACGAATAGAAAAACTTAATATAAAAACATGGATTTTTGATGAATCCCATTATTTGAAATCTAAAAAAGCAAAAAGAACAAAAGCATGTATGGAATTGAGTAAAAATTCTGAAACAATCCTTTGTTTAAGTGGAACAATGATAAAAAATCGACCATCAGAATTAATTTCAATACTTGAAATATTAGGAAAATTGAATGAATTTGGCGGGTATTGGCATTTTACAGAGAAGTATTGCGCTGCATATAAAACTCAATATGGAAGAGATATTAATGGCAGTCCTAGCCCTAATGTAATGAAACAATTACATGAAAAGTTAAGAAGAATTTGTTATATTAGAAGGGAAAAGAAAAATGTATTAAAGGAATTACCGGACAAAACAATACAAGAAATATCTCTTGATATTGACAATATACAAGAATATAGGTTTGCGGAACAAAATTTAATTGAATATTTGCAAAAAAATAAACGAAAAATCAATGAAAATATAGAAATGGCACAACATTTAGTCCGCATATCGGAATTAAAAAAACTTGCCGCAAAAGGAAAATTAAAATCTATTGTTAAAGATTTAAAAAATATTATTGATAATGATCAGAAAGTTGTAGTTTTTGTATATCATAAATTTGTTGCGGATTTGTTAGTAAAAGAATTTAATTGTAATAAAATAACCGGTGATGTAAAAGCAATAGATCGTCAAAAATATGTGGATGACTTTCAAGAAAATCTAAATACTAAAATATTAGTATTAAATATTCAAGCTGGTGGAGTTGGAATTACATTAACGGCAAGTAATATTGTATGTTTTGTGGAACTTGGATGGACGCCAGCGGATCATGATCAAGCTATTGATAGATGTCATAGAATTGGTCAAAAAAACAATGTTTTGGCTAAATTTTATCTTGGTAAAAATACTATTGATGAAAAGATAAGTCAAATTATAAATGAAAAACGTAAAATTACTAATGCTTTAAATAAGGGAGAGGTTAGTGATATGGATAGCAATAAAAATATTGTAAAAGAAATATTAAAAGCATTTAATATATAATTTGGAATAGATAAAATTATATGGTATTTTTGTATAGATATTTAAGTTATAATTTATAATTGAAACGGAAACGTTTCGGACGTTAAGGTGTTGGGATTTGTGTTTTTGTGTAATTTTCACAAATAGCATTTAACCGCCGTTTAGACTTAAAGAGTAATAGATATATGCCGGAGTGATAGTAATCGCCAAATGATATATTTATTGCTCTTTTTTATTTTGTGTTAAATAGATTTATTTATTTCACAAATTTATAATATGGTGAAATATATAATTTAAAGATTAAAATTATGAAAGAAAATATTTTTAAAATAATCGTTAGTAACGAATATAAAGAAGTTACTACGATAGAAGACAATGAAATTAATTTTTCTTGGGGCGGAAACTCTATGAGCCGCAGCTCAGCGGTTGAAAGAACAAAAAAAGTCTTTGTAGGTGCAAGGATTAGCTTGTACCGAATAGAGGACGTAAAAGCCTCAAATTATGGCGGGTACTGGTCAAATGGGCTGACAAACATCATTGCTGACTATAAGCAAATGATGAAATTTAGCGAACTCTACGGAGCATCGCTTCCAGACCACGTAACAGCACAAGCGGTATTTTCAGAAAAAGCCGAATTCAGTTTTGTGATAGAAACTGAAGAGGAGGAGGAGGTAGATGTATTCTATGCTCAATATGAAAAAAATGATGGAGAATGGTTTTTCTCTGACGATGAAGAGGTGAGGCTGATACCTCATAAGAGATTTTTCAAATATGCTTTCAAAGATTGCATATTAGAGAAAGTGTCGGATGATGATTTTTCATTTTATTCAGAAATGTTCTCAGAAAATATAAAGCTATGAAAATAAAACTTTTAAAAGCTCTCGAACCGTATTCGGGGGCTTTTTGTTAGTAGTATATCATCACTTATTTATTTATTAATTATCAAAAAAAAACAGAAGTATGAAAAAAGTAAAAGTAATCACACACGCAGGCGTGTTTCACGCCGACGAAACTATTGCTATTGCAATCGCTAAAAATGTTTTCGGAGAAGTTGAAGTTGAACGAACGTTCAAACCAACAGCCGAACATTTAGAAAATCCCGAAATTATAGTTTTGGATGTTGGTAGAAGTTATAATCCTGAAAAAAGAAACTTCGACCATCACCAAGATAGCAAACTTGGTGCAAGTAATTTGCTTGTTTTTTGGAATTTCGTAGATGTTATTTCTGAAAAATTCGGTATTTCAGAAAATGAAAAAGATGAGTTTAATTTACTTGTTACTGAAAAATTCCTTAACTATATATCTGATGTGGATTGTGGAAAAGTATTAGAGCAAAACACGCCTAATATTCCAACTATCAACAGTATTATCCGCTCGCTTAATAATATTGAAAACGGTTTTGATTTTGCGTTGCAGATTGTCGAAAGTGCTTTTACGGGAGCTTGCGAAGCTGCAAAGTTAGTTGTGAAAGGTCGAACTTTGTGGTATAGTTTTGAAAAACTTTCAGAAAAAGTTAAACTGCAAGAAACAAAAGACTTTATACCTAATTGGAAAGAACTTGCAAAAGAAGAAGGTATTTACCTTTTAGTTCAAGAAAATTTGAGAGGCGGTTGGCAAGTTGTAAGCCGATCTACTGATGAGTTGGTTTTACCCGAACACGAAAAGCAAACATTCCGACACAATTCAGGATTTATGTGTGTATTTGCCGAAAAAGAAGAAGCTATTGAATTTGCATTGTCCTTGTAATTTCTACTGCGTTAAGGATGTAGCTTGCTATTGCCCTTAACGTACAAGTATATGGCAAGGTGGGTTTAAAGTACTGACCTATCGAGCCACAATAAACTTAATTTAAAGCACTAAAGTAGCGATTTGGAACGATGCCCCACTTTGCTATATACATTGTTAGGCATCTGTAAATTTTACGATTATGGAAAACGTACTAAGATTTGAATACGAAAAAGGTGTACAGAAAGTGTATCCTGCAAATTGGATGGTAAAGAACTGGATATTCAAAGAAGATGAAAAAGACGAAGCAACACTTGCACACGCAATGGCTATTGTCGCAGAAAAGAACGGTATGAGTAGTAATGACCTACAACACCTTTTTCCTGCTGTACTAAGGATGCTTAAAAGTGATATTGATTGGGCTAAGTAAAATTTATTGCCCTTAACGGCTTGTATATGATTTTGCAGGCATTATGAGAGCCGAAACTTTGATTATCTACATACTTGAAACGAGAAATAAAAATTGAATTATAAACATAACTGCCTATAAATTATATACTTTGTTATATGCTTTTATAGTGCGGTGGCAAAAACATAGAAACGATGAAATTAATAATATGCTTAGAGTGTATGGATGTATTTAACCTAACTAAAGAAACTAAAACTTGTAAATGTGGAGAAAGTAGCGGTAAATACATAGATAACTTAAATGCAGAGATAAAAGGAAACTGTAAAGGTATCGGATTTGCAAATAGTAAATTTCAAATTGCTTACCAAATACAAAAAATGGAAGATGAAGCACAAAAAGAAAAACCAAGTTGTTGTGATGGAGTGGAATTTACGGCTTTCTTTATTCCTGAAACTGCTACGAGTATAAAGCGTGTAAGCTAATTGCATATAACGGCAATGTACTTAAATAGTTGTGAGGCACGAACAATTATTTTAAGTGTAATGTTAAGGGCTTTTATTTATTAATTTATCGTGCTGTTAATTAGTAATTTATTCACATAAAAAATATTAAGATGAAAAACACAAGTGTGAAAAAAAGAAGTATTAAAAGTTTAATGGTTGCAAGAAATGCACTTGCAAAACTTTCAAAAGAAGAAGTTTCAGAATTAGAAAGTCAAATTTACATAGATAAAAAAATCAGATGCGTTGATGCTGTTCACATTGACCAGAGTGGAAACGTAAGTGAAAGTGAAAGTTCTACGTGGTTCATTCCTGAAAACTTAGATTTTGACATCGAAGTTGGAGACACACTTGTCGTTCAACAGGTTGCCGGAATCGGGCTTGCTTTCGTGAAAGTCATTTCAGAAATCTACGAAATGACAAAAGAAGAACATGAATACAATCTCCATCCTTATTGTCCTATAATCTCAAATTTTGGGCAGCGTTTAAATAATACGTTCACAGACGAACGTGACGGAACTGTTTATAAAACCGTCAAAATTGGCAACCAGATATGGATGGCTGAAAATATGAGATATAAAACAAATAAAGGGTGTTTGGCTTATGATAACAAACGAAGCAATGTTGAAAAATACGGTTATTTATATACATGGAAAGCAGCCAAAAAAGTTTGCCCCGCAGGTTGGCATTTGCCAAGCGATGAAGAATGGAAAACCCTTGAAATGCATCTTGGTATGAGCCAAGCTGATGATAATGGATACCGTGGAACAGATGAAGGTTCTAAACTGAAAAGCACAAGTGGATGGTATGATAATGGCAACGGAACTAACAAAAGTGGTTTTAATGCTTTGCCTGGTGGTTTTTGCTACTACTACGATGGCACGTTCGTCTACGCTGGCAAGCGCGGCTACTGGTGGACGAGTACTCGAAACGAAAGTAAAGACGTATACTACCGCTTTCTGGGCTATGACGGCGGCGGAGCGACCCGCTACTATTGGCACCGCAAGAATTTGTTCAGTGTCCGCGCGATAAAAGATTGAACGTTTTGATGTTGCCAACCAGAACGACAAGAACCTCATTTTGCGTGCTATCGTACTTGCAAAATTCAGACTACACAAAGCATTATAAAAGAATATTTTAATTATTAATCTAAAAAATTAAAAAACATAAATTATGGGAACTACTAAAAAAATAGGAAACTGGAAAATTAGAGAAACTAATTATGGTAATATTATAAAAATAAATGACATAAGAATAATGTCATTTGAAGAATTTGGAGGCGATTATGAAAACACGCACTATTCCTTCGATGAGGAGAAGTGCAATAAACTTGGAGTAAAATGCAGGTTCGTACCTTCAGATGAAACTCCCTCGCAGGTAATAAAAACCCTTGAGAAAGAAGGGGCTACTGTGTTAGGTACTACAAAATTTGGTTACAGCACTTGTAACTTCCGTACTCCACAATGCGACAGAAACCCGTTAGACGTCGTTCTCTATATTCACAGATCGGAGTAGAACAATCGGAAATGGAGGAAATTTAGTCTTAATTTCGTTATGTGTAGCGGTGTATTTCGTTGCACATAACGACTACGGCTTTGTGCAGTGAGCGTCAGGATTTTTTGAGCGGTGGGAAAATTGCACCAAAGCCGCTGTTATGGTTTTTATTAATCATTTCAGCGTATAATTTTCAAAATATTAATCTTAAAAAAACTTAGGAATTATGTATAACTATTATAAATTTATTCCAGAAATTGTAAAAATAGTTAATGATAACAAAAGTTTCTCATTAACAGACGACAATATAGAAAAAGTACTTTCCTCATTGTCGAATGCGGCGGATTTAGAAACAGAATACCCGGGTAACGTAGAAATGTGGGCTGGTTTTTTGCTGTTAGGGTATAGATTAGGACAAATAAACAGTCTTAACGAAATTAGTAATAAAGTTCCTTTAATTAAGGAAAATATAATCAAAACAGGAATGAAGGATTTAGCTGTTTGTTTAAAAACCGAATTCCCTGATTTGAATGTAGAGTATTCAGATTAACCATAACGGCATAGTGTTTAGGGAGTTTTGCCTTTTTCAGGCAAAATTACCTTAAACACTGTGTTACCCACCTTTTTTTTATTTCATCTGATTATCAGTACAATAAAAAATAAATAAAAAATAATTACAATAATTGCAATCATATACAATAATCATACTTATCTTTGCGTTATATTAATACAAACAAAGTTTAATTATTCATTTATAAAAACAAGAAATTATGTTACATTTAGAAAAAGCAATCACCGCAAAAGAAATTAGAAATTCAAATCTAACTGAAAATTGTGTGTTATCACATGATTTTCAAAATGGAATGTATTTTCTTTGTATAAATTCAGTGAGAAAATATAGTTTCAAATGTTCTTCTGACGTTACTAAGTCAGTTAACAAGATAAAAAAAATGGGTTTTGGTTTTGGAACACATGAAAAACAATTAACAGATGAAGAAGAGGGATTAATCCAAGCAACAAAAAACGGTGAAAATCCTTTTGCCTATTCTATTATTTGTGCAAACCCAAAACTAAATAAAATCGTAAAATGAAAAACGAAAACATATTAAAAGCTCTCGACTGTTTGTCGGGGGCTGCCTTTGCAAAGGCTGTTTGGAATATTGATTGGGTTGAATTGTCAAAAACAGAAAAGAACAGCTATAATCAAATGATTTTCCACCGGAGAAAAACCGGAGCTTTCAAACTACACGAAATAAATAGTATTAAAAGTTACTTGCAATCTAAAATAACGGACTTTGATGTCGTTTTAAATTGTGGGTAACGAAAATGTAATAAAAGCGTTTTAATGCTTTTTAATACAATGTTATGGTTTTTAATCATTTCATTGTGTTAATTATCAAAATATTAACATTAAATAATATATAATGAAACCATATAAGTATTTCAGTTCTCTACATAATTTATATGACGATAATTTCAAGTTACTGAAGAAGAACAGATTAAAAATAGAAAAAGAGGCAATAAAGTGGCTTTCTGGATTTGGCTATTCATTTGGAACACACAATGTAGGATGTAACGATGATATAGTTTATTATTACACTACGGGGAGTCTATCCTTTTCAGTTAAAGGATTAGGTGATTATACGTTTAGATTTATAATTCAAATGTATCATTTTTGCAATTATAAAACTTCTTTTTTCATGGAAGGATATAAGTATGGAAAGAGAGTAAAATCAGGGGACAAATCAGGGAAATTGAGAGATGAAAATCCTTACGATGATTTTCGTTATTACGAGAATATTAATTGGGATTGCGGTTACATATTAGGATTATCAGATTATACAATAGATAGTTTTCTGGATTTGTTTCATTAACCATAACGGCATAGTGTTTAGGGAGTTTGGGCTTTTTCTGCCTAAATTACCTTAAACACCATGTTAGCAACTCTTTTTCATCCAACAAACATAAAACAAATGACTGAAATACTACATACAGGCGATAATTTAGAGTATATGCAGACGCTACCAAGTGAAAGCATTGACTTAATTTATTCAGATATTTTATACGGTACAGGTCGCGATTTTGGTAATTATAAAGATATAAAAGCAAACCGTAAAGATGTAGAAGAGTTTTATATTCCACACATTAAAGAGATGCACCGTTTGTTAAAAAAAACAGGTAGTATTTATTTGCAAATGGATACGCGAATTAATCATTATATAAGGTTAATTTTGGAAAATATTTTTGGAGTAAAAAATTTTATAAATGAAATTGTTTGGAAAAAAAGGAATAATACAAATAACATAGAGACTAATTATTTTAACCTTAATCATGATTTAATTTTATGGTATTCAAAAAGCAAAAATTATATATTTAATAATGCTTATTTGCCTTTGTCTTCCGAAACAATAAAAAGGTATAACAGGAAAGATGAAAATGGTTTCTATTGTTTACAACCTATTTATAACAAATCTGGCAATTATAATAAATACACTACTTTAACATTAAATGGTAAGGAATATAAAGGATTTTATTCTTGGACGCAAAAAACATTAGATAAAAGATTACAAGAAAACTACATTGTTGAAGAAAATACAAATGAATACTTATGCTACCGAAAATATTTGCAGACTTCAAAAGGTTCTCAAATAAGCGATGTTTGGACTGATTTAATTGAAGGTAGTGGAATTAAAAGGGAATACCAAACTCAAAAATCTATTGAATTAATGTCCCGAATAATAAAAGCAAGCTCAAATGTTGGTGATGTTTGCGCTGACTTCTTTTGCGGTTCGGGCAGTTTTGGAGTTGCAGCAAAAAAATTAAACAGAAACGTAATTTTAAACGACATAAATCCCGAAGCAATTAAATTAAGTCAAAAGCGGTTGAACGATGCTTGCGACTTATTTAATTGTTGCTAACGGCTGGCGGTATGCGCTGGCTGGGATTAAAAGCAGAAACTTTCAAAAACAGATAAACAATGAATAAAATTACAGACAATAAAAATAGCACGAACCCCAGCTTGCGTATAACGCATGTTAGCGGTTCGGCTTTAATCGCTAAGTTTATGAAAAATACTGGTAGAAACGCTTTGGTTAAAGAATTTCAAAAGATGCAAGGATTACCAGAAAAGGACTACTATAATAGTTGGGATTGGCTTATGCCGGTTTATCGTAAAATACGAGATATTATAAATGAGCGGTCAAAATATGATAAACATACAAGGACTGAATATGATTTACTTGAACTTGATGCACAGATGGCAATTTGCGAAGTGGACATTGAAAAGGCGTTTATTTCAATCGTAAAGTTTATTGAATGCTGGAATGTTTCCAAAGCTGACCGCTAACGTTGAGCATATGCGGTCGTTGCTGTTTTAAATAGAATTACGAACTTTCAAAAACAGATGTAATATGGAAAAAGAGACTAAACAACAAATTGACTACACGGCAATGCCGTATGATGCATTGTTAGGTGTAGTTGTTTCGGGCTGCAAGTTCAAATACTTCTCATATGACCATAAGAAAGCCATAGAAGAGTACTGCACAAGTGATGATTATAAAGACGTGCGTAAGTGGATTTCTAATCCAAATAGCTATGAAATGCCTGATAAGCTGAAAGAAAAATATAAGACTGAAAGAATTGGTAAACTACGAGAAATACACTTTGCTCCAACGGGTAAAGCATATAAATTTAAAATAGGTGCTAAATATGCAAAAACATACGGGTTAGATGATTTTGGTGTAAAAGTATTCCCGTTGGTTTAATTACACCTAACGAAAGTATTAAAAGCATTTTAATGCTTTTTAATACTTTCGTTATACCTGTTTTTTTATCGGTGTAACATTATCAAAATAAATATTAATCTAAAATATATAATTATGAAATTTGAAAAAGAAATCTTAAAAGCATTAGATGTGTCATTTCCGATGAATGGTGTAGAGTTTTCAAAGTGCGAAAAAATAGAGTATTTAATATCTGAGTTGCTCGAAAAACAACACGAAGCAACAAAAAAAGCGTGTGCCCAAAATGCTAAAATAAAACTATATAATGAAGATTTATCAGGAAAAGAAATAGATATTTATGAAACTGATAATTATATCGAATGTGCAAAAGAAATGAATAGTTTTGCTGAAATATCAAAAAATAGTATTTTATCAGTTAATATGTCAGATGTTAGTTAGGCATAACGAACATGCACTTGAAAAGTTGTGAGGCACGAACAATTATTTTAAGTGTAATGTTATAGGTTTTATTATTCATTTATTCGTGTCGCAAAATATTAAAGTTATGTTCAAAACATTAAACAAAGTAGCTGGTTTTTTTGATAAAAACGTTGAATTGTCTAAAAAAGATTTATCTGATTGGTTCACTCCGCAAGGTATCAGGTGTTTGGAAAAAGATGGTTATATTGAAAATCAAATAACTAATCCCGATTTTGAAAATGTAACGATGGAAGTTGGAAAGATGTATTTCATTTCCTTCGGCGAAAATACTCAGTTGATTGTAAGGTTGAGAAAAAAAGATAGTGTCCATTATCATTTTACCTCTTGTTTGCATTATTGGAATGGTTTTGAAAGTTTCAAGTATTCTGATTATTGCCAGATTTCAGGCATTACAGAAATAAGAGAAGCTTCAAAGCCTGAAAAATTCAAATTATTTGAAATGGAAGTTGAACACGGTATTATTTAGTTATCGATAACGTTGAGCATATGAAGCGTACAGGATTTATAAGCAGTAGCCTGTCCGGTACGTAAAATGACAAATAAAGGCACAACTGCAAAAACATGGCACAAACACCTGTATGCTTTATGATGCAGTGTTATAGCCAGTTAATTTAATATTATGAAAGAAGTATCTAAATATGAGCGATGGGAGTTTGTTAAAGATAAAAATGTAACATATACCGCTTCCGGTGATTATCCATATACTGGATTATGGAAAGATAAGGGTGGGAATATTATAGCAAAAGATGTTCCAGTTGGTAAACACATTGGTGCAAATTCAGACAAATATAAACATTACATAGCCTCTGTTTAATTGGCTATAACGACAAGCATTGTAAACGTTTAATTTTGAGCGTTTGCAATGTGTGTCAGCAGAAAATTAAATGTTTAACAATGCCATGGTTATGCTTATTTTTAATCATTTCATGGCGCAAAAATTAAAATATATGAAGGCTAAAATTTACATAAAAAATTACTTATCAGATTTTCAAAATAGGTGTTTTAATGAAATACCGATTGATGAAATAAAAACAAAATCAGGCGAATTAGCAGTTAATATACTTTCTGAATTTCACGAAATATGCAAAGCGCGTGGAATAAAAAAGGGTAGTACCGAAATAGCATTAGTAAATGTAATTAAGGAATTTAATCATAAATGGAAGATTATTTGTTTCGGTGTTAATAATTTCTTTGAAAAAACTTTTGATATATCTGTTTTAAAAACAGAAGGTTTCCTGGAATTGTTTAAAGCGTCAGAGCACAAACTTGAATATCTTATTGACATGTATTGTATCAAGTAAGCATAACGACAAGCGTTGTTAATGCACCCCAAAGCAATGTTATGAGTATTTTTTCTCATTTCGTTGCTTATACAAAAAATAAAGTATTCACTATTAAATCATTATCAAATGCAAAATTCAGATTTTATAAAAATATTAACCGAAAACAACAGATTATTACGCGAACATACTGCTATGAATTCTAAAAATGAAAAATTATCAAATAATTCAATACTCCAAATAAATGCTAACAATCAATTCATTGACAAATTAAAGGATTGCAAACTTCCTGAAATAAACGAATTTAAGGTCTCTAAAATAATTGCATCTGTTGACAGATATAAACATCCATTTAACACGATGAATATAAAGCAAATTGAAGATTATTTACATTTAAAGCTTCAATCGAATATAAAAAAGGATAATATCTTATTTCAAGAGCGTATCGGGTATATTGAAGCTATAATGCTACTTTGTGAGCTTATTTAGTTACTCATAACGGTTAAGTATTGCAACCGTTTTTAAACGCAATACGTAAATATTAACGCAACACTGTATTAAAAATGGTTTGCAATACAGTGTTATAAACTTAATTATTATGAATACAATATATTTATTTTTAGGATTAGTTGCTTTTTTTATTCTTATTTATTTAATAACAAGAAATATTAAATGCCCAAAATGTAAAAAAAAATCAGTTAAACACTCTCATACGGAAAGAATTGGAAATACGGACAAAGATGTTTATGAGTGTAGAAATTGTAACGAAAAATTTGTTTAATATGAAAAAATTAGACGAAAAAGGTTTTGTTTTTTTAGATGCGAATAAAAAACCTTATTGGGTAGCTATCAGATGTGGAAACCCAATGCTCGCATATTGGAATAACGATGGTTGGGTTAATTTAAGACAGATTAATCAAACACAAATTTGGCAATATTATCAATATGTTATTTCAGAAGAAGAAGCTGAAATTTATCATAAAAAATATTTAGCTAATCATTGTTTATAACGATGGTTATAAGATTAAGCGATAGCGACCCGTAGGGTTAATTTTATAACGTGTTACCTACTGGCACGGTAAATACAGTAGTATGTTGATTAAAAGTACTAACGTAATAATTTTTAAAAATGTGGGATGGACAATATGCTTTTGAAAAAAGCATAATAATACAAGGTGATTGCCTTGAAAAAATGGAATTAATACCTGAGAAGAGTGTTGATTTTATTTGTTGTGATTTACCTTATGGAATGACAGCTCCGAAATGGGATGAAATATTACCTGCTGATAAACTTTGGGAACAATATAATAGGATAATAGCAGAAAATGGAACAATTGCCCTATTTGCTTCACAACCATTTACAACCAAGCTAATAAGTAGTAACGAGAAGGATTACAGGTATGTTTGGTATTGGGTGAAAAATCAAGCAACAAACTTCTTTCACGCAAAACGAATGCCAACAAGGAAGATTGAG